ATCCATCATTGCGCACCACTCGAACTTCATACTGAGGACTTCCTGCGGCGTCAGCTCCGTGTCCAAATATTCCCGCAGCAGCGGGCAGTGCGCTGCCGGGACCGCCGTGCAGAATCCGCCGACCGCGGTGCAATTCCCGTTATCTGTGTGCCGGTATTTGCATCTCAAGCAATTCACGCCTCCCAATGTTTTGCCTCCCTTCTCAGTAATCGAAACAGGCCATATAGAAGTGAATTTTCCCATCCTTGATTTCGTGGGTGCAGCACTTCCACAGGTCGTGGTAGAGGAACCACACGGTTCCCATCTCGTTCAGGTATTCCAGATTGAAGTCCTTCAGGTACTTTCTGAGGACGTCGTTCACGCTCTCGCTGCCCTTCTGCAGTTCCAGAGGAACATTGAACCACGGAACCTCTGCGGTGATGGGGCCACGGGGCTTGCGCTTCTGGAAGTCAGCGCACAGATCATCAAACCTCGCCATCGTCCCCGCCTCCGCAATATTCGTTGTAGATGCGCTTCAGCTCTCGCGCAACGATGCCATCCTCGATGTCCTCCAGCAGATCATCGAGATTCCACCGCGCCAACTCAAGCCGCTGCCTTACCTGCTCTTTGTTGGCGCGGCGGTATTCCGCTGGCAGGTCGGGGGCATTTTTGAGGATGCTCTGGCACAGCTCAATTTCGCCGCAAAGCTCTTCGAGCCGATGGGCCACCCGCGAAACCATGCAGTCGTCATGCACGAGCAGGGTCTTTCCTTTTCCAATCATTCCGCATTCTCCTTTCCTACGAAAATGCCGGCGTACACAGCGCCGTCAATCAGGTAATGGTAGAACTGGTGTCCTTCGGGAACCTCGTCAGCCGTCAGCGTTGTTTTCCGCATCACCAGCGGATGGGTGCCGACCATGACAACATACTCGCCATCTGGCACGAGCTGCTTCATCCACTCGCTCGGCTTTTCCGAGCTGTGCGTCGTGTGGTCGAACAGGCTGATAGCCGGTGTTCCCGCAATGGGCAGAGGCGCAAAGAACGTCATCTGTTCCCACGCTCCACTGGCAATCATGCCGTTACTCATACTGCGCACGTCCCTTCTTGGCCTCGGCCATGATTTCCTCGATGTTGTTTCGGAGCAGGAAGCGGTAGTCCTGCATCCGCTCCTCCAAAATCTCGGCCGCCTCTCTGCGAACAGCCTCAGGTGTGATGCTCTCACAGTTGCAATGTACGGCCAGAATCAGATCCTTGAACGTGAGCCCGTCGAGGATGTTGTCCTCGGCGCTCACATCGTCACCCAGCTTCCATCTCTTGGGCTCAGTCTCCATTCCCGTTCCCTCCAAATACCGCCTCAATGGCTTCGTACCAAGTCGTATTCTCGCCGACGTTGCAATCGGTCTTCTGGAAGAAGTAGCTCACGATCTCAGGGATGCTCTCCTTAGCCTCCTCGAAGGTGATGCCGTAACTGGTTTCAAACTCTTTCTCGTATTCGGCTCGGTCTTCGTCGGAAACGGCGTCCAGATCTTCGATACCGAACGCATACGAGGTCAGCATACGGAGCGCGTCCGCTTTGCGATACTGCATCTCCTGATACCGGTACGCCGCCTCGATTTCTTCCGGGGCCATCCGGTAGGACTTGCCATAATACTCGAAGTCGATCAGCTCTCTGGTGTTTTCCATCGTAATCATTTTGCTTCCTCCTGAATTACCTTCTGAACCAGCTCGTTCATGCAGTCGAAAAACCGCTGTGAGCAGGCAGCGCCTTTGGCCTTGTAATACTGCAGACCGTCGCACCTGCCGTCTTTGATGGTGACGTTCGCCAGCTTGCTGCAGATCCAACCCTGCGTTCTCAGGGGAACACCCACCTTGTACCGGCGCATGAGGAGCAAAACAATCGGCTCGTTGTGTCCGACATCCCCAACGCGGTAGTCGATGCGGTCGTTGTTCAGGCGCCCACCCTCTCGGATGATTTTGACGGCTGCCTCGATCTCCTGCTTTGCCTTCGCATTTATCTCCTCTGTCTCTCGGTGCCGCTTCTCTGCTTCTTCTGCGGCTATTTTTTCTTTCTCTTTCTGGATGTACTCCTGATGGGCCTCAGACAGCTTCATGCACTCGTCTAACTTGTTCAAGACGCAGGCTCCGACATAATCGGGATGCGTCAGGCCGCCGTTCTTCTCGCTCTGGAGATAGAACTTAACGTGGCTTGCAAGTTGCTTACTGATGCTGGCAACCCACCTCTCAGGCTGGCTCCCAAGGCGCGTAACGACTTCTTCCTCTCGCTTCATTGCCTCGGACACGCTGGTCGGCTGGTTCCACCCATCCCGTTCTCTCAGCTCATTGAAGAAGGCGACCCGCCCCTCCTTGCTGCCGTACAGTTCGTTCACCGCGGGCAGGTAGCCGCAGTTGTCGATCATCTGGAACTCCGTCATGCGCAACGGAATCAGGTAACTGTTCACCTCAACGTGCAGTATATAGCGGTCATTGTCGCACCGCGGGTACTCTATCTCAGGCTTTCCGTCCTTGCGCCACAGCCGATAGGTCGTGGTTCCGTCGGCAACCTCCTTGATGAACACAGCTCGCATCCGACGGCCGGTGCGATTATACATACCGCCGTCGAACAGCGGCGTCATCAATTTTACTTCAGGCATCTTTATCCCTCCCTAAAATTCGGATTGAAGGTATCGCTGTACGCGGCCGTTCCATTCCAGTCGTCGTACCGCACCTTCTCGGTTTGCTTCCCATGTCGGAACGTGATGTTCGGACGGATGCGGTTCCCATCTTCCCACCAGCCCTGATGCTTATAGCAGGTCAGCCAACTGGCGAACGGCTCTCTGTAAAGCTGCCGCATGAGGTATCCGCCATTATCCGTTCTTTTCCAAATCTCTGCGTCCGTGCCTTCCAAGACGCACACAAACTCGACGTCAATGGTCTTCGGCGGGTTTCGCGTCGAGTCGTTCTTGTATGCGTTCCATGACACCTTCGGGAACCATTCTTCGCAAACTTTGCTGTACTCCATTGTTGAGTTCTCTGCGATGTACGACTCACCGAGCAGCTCAATGTCCTCCTCTTTCATGTAGAGCTTGCCAGAGTTGCCGTCGGCGTCGGTGAATACGACCGTCTTGCGCCCCGCCAAAACGGCGCTGTTGTTGCCTCCGTACGGGGCCGCCTCTTCGGGCGTGATGTCTCTGATTTCAATTTCCATTAAACAGTCTCCTCAAAATGAAAAGCCAGCCGCTTCGCGTAGCTCCTTTGCCGCCACCTCAAGCCCGTGTCGGAGCCGCTCGTCGTCTTCAATCTGCTCCATCGTAAAGCCGCAGGCTTCCACGGTTTCCTCGACCTCGCAGGTGTAGGTGTACTCGTGATCGCGAAGCTCGTACAGAAACATATCCTTGATGAACCCATCTCCGGTTTCATCTGCCTGGATGGCGTCCTCCACTTCCTTGAAGTTTCGGGCCAGCGTATCGGCAATCATCTGCGCATCTTTGGCGAGGCAGAAGCCGCCGCCAAAGGTATTGCAGAGCTTGTCGGCGTCGTTCTTCGTAAGTCCCAGTTCCTTCAGGACTTCGTCGAAGCGTTCCTCTGTGAACGCCCAGTAAATCGGAAGTGCGTTGACTTCCTCCTGATGGCGTTTCTTCATTTCTGCGTATGTGTTCACCGTTCGATGGCCTCCTTTGCATTTTCGTTGACCGTTATCGGCGTCGTATGGTGAAGCCGAGTCCGCTTCACAATGAACCTCTTCTTGCAGTAGAAACACGGAACCTTGTAGTTCCCGTTCCATCCTACCATGTTCGCTCTCCCGCAATGTGGGCAGTCAATGATGCCAAGCACCGGCTTGTTCGCCATAGCTCGTTCCCTCCTCAATACCAAATCAGGTTGATACCGCCGAGCTGCTCCACGCGGCCGGTCATCGCCTCCACGTCCACAAGTTTCTTTGGCAGCCGCTCGTCTTCGTTCCACGCTCGGATCAGTTTCTCCAACTCCTTATCGGGAGTCGGTACGGCAAAGTCGCACCCGAAATTGTAGACCATCTGATCGAGCAGCTCCTCGTAGATGCCTTCCTTGCCGGCCACAACCTTCTTTCTCTGGTCGCCGTGAAAATTGATGCTGCCGAGGAACAGTCGCCCGTGCATCATCTTCAGCGCCCGCAACTGTTCGCGGTTCCAGTCGTTGTATGTGGCATCAGCTTCTCTCGGTTCCAGATACCCGCCGGTGCTGCGGATGTAATCGAACTGCATCTTTCTGGCGAATGCGAACGTGATGCTGCCCTCCAGCTTGGTCTTCCAGTCCAGACTTCTCAGGTTCAGCTTTCCGTTGTTTGCCCAGCCCATGTCGAGCTGGCCGTTTGCGTCGCTGTTCTCGAACGACCAGAAATGGTCACGATACACGCACTCGCTGTTGACGTTCACGCCCCTGTCCTTGGCCTCAGAGCGGGAATAGCGAACCGGCTGACGGTCAACCTCGCGGTTGTGCTCCTCGTCCTCCTTCAGATAGAACAAAACCGTGTTCTTATCTCTCTCGGCCCCGTGATAGCTCGGGCGGTAAGCGACCACGCCCAGCTTCTCCGCGATCTCGTCGAGGGTTTTCTGCTGCTGCGTGTACCAGACGTCAGCCGCCGTTACCAACTTCATCGTCATCCTCTCCTTTCAAGGTCATTTCGTCTGTGAATATCAGTCGGCCGCATCCGTTGCAAACGAACCCGCCGCTGTCGAACCTGATCCAGTCAGTGCAACCGCACTCCGGGCAGGCCGCGAAAATCTTCATGCCGCCATCCTCCGTTCGTAGTCCTTGATTTCCTCAAGCGTCAGCCACTCAGGCTTGCCGCTTTCAGGGAAGCTCCACCAAAGGGCTTTCATGTAGTCGATATGGTCGGCTACGTTGCCGGCCCAAAGATACTTCGTGACCCGGTTGCCGTGCCCGAGGAAATACTCGCAATCCTGCTTCATGCGGTCGAGCATCTGGTATCTAAACTGCAGGCTCCATGTCAGAACCACGCTGACCTTATCGGTCACGGCCATTACTGCTCACCTCCAACCAGTGCTTTCCACCCCGGCTCCTCACCGAGCCACATCGACTGCAGCCAATCGTTCTTGCAGAAGTACCGGCGATAGTGGCTCGGCATCGAGTTCACCGCGAAGTTGCGGATCTGGCGCTTGCGCTCCTTGCCGGTCTGCAAGCGAGCCTCCCAGCCGATAAGCTCGGCCTGAGACTCGTTGATGAACTGGCGGTTGCCATCGACCTCAATGCCGATACGCTCCTCCGTGCAACCGGAGTATGGATTGCGGCAGGTGCCGCACCAAAAGACCTTGCCAACACTTCCCTTCTTAAACTTGCGGCCGGCGATCACGCGCACCGTATCGCCGACGTGGATTTTCATGGCCTGCATCCGGTTCGTGCGCCCGTCAAACAGGGACTTGCCGAGCGTCTTCCAGTAGTGGTAGACCTTGCGGAGAACCTCAGGCGTGGCGTCGATCTCAGCGCGGCCACTGCAGGCGCAGCGGGTGGTGTCGAATAGAACCTTGTCGATGGTCTGCTTCTCTTCGTTCCAGCAGATCGCGTACCAGTCGGAATCGTCGTAGCCGTTGTGCTCGTACCAGTCGAGGACGCAGCCCTCGTAGTCAGGGGTGTGACCGTCCCCGTAGACGTTGGTGAAAATAGCCATCACTTGCCCTCCTTCATCATCAGGTCGTACAGCTTAGCCTTCAGCTCCATGATCGTCATGTCGCGGTCGTGAACCTCCGCTTCGAGCTGGCCGATTTTCTTCTGAGCGGCCTGCTCAGCGTCAACAGCCTCCCGGCATCTTCTGTGTTCCACATCGCGGTCATCCTTGGCCCGTTTCAGTTCTCCGTTCAGCTCCTTGACCTGCTGGTGAAGCATCTTGTTCTCTTCCAGCGCATCAATGACCGGGAAGTTGCTGTGCTGATTGTAGAAGCGAGTCGCATCCTCCCAGCTCCAGATCTTAAAAGCGACCTGATAGAAATACTTGCTCAGTCCAACGCGGCCAGAGGAATAAGTACCACGCGGATCAGGTTCGCCGTCGAACCCATTCAGGCGGCCATTGTCATTGGCGAGCCGAATAAGCTCTTTCACTTCGCTGCGACCGAAAATGTCTTGCGCTCTGCAAATGTCCTCAGGCTTGGTGCTCAGACCGTGTGCCGCTACTTCCTTCAGAAGTTCCTCCGCGGTTTTGATGCTGTCATACTGGCTTGCCATATCGCTGTCTCCTTTTCTTTGTAAGAGAACCGGAGACTTTCCTGAACTGTTGCTCTGGCTATCTCCGATTATCCATCTGGTTATTTTGTAACTTTATTATACTGCGATACCTACCTATGTCAATATGTTTTCGTTAATTTTTATGAAGAAATTTTCTATCTATATACGTTTCGGAATATATCCGTAAACAGCCCGTACAGGGCCTATACCGCCTCGTAGCGTCAGCGGTGTGAATGGATGCAGGGGGCCGTGACGGTCGTGTGCGTGGCCGTACGGGGCGCAGCGGGTGTACGGGGCATTTGGGTATAAAAAATCACCCTCCCGGTCGTAACCGAGAGGGTGGCTTCATCGTGCGCTTATTCTTTTTTCGGCCCCTTTTCAATCTGGGTGCCATACTTCTCCACGAATGCGGCGGCGACGCTGGATTGGACTGTCCGCAGCCTGTCCTTGGACGTGTCCGTGTGATACTCCGCCATGAAATACCGGCCTTCGCTGTCAACGTACAACTCAGCGGCTTCGCCGTCTGCATTGAACTCGTTGACGCCGTCCTCATAAAAGCTGTTCGAGATGGCCTCCGCAGCCGCGGTATCGAACGTAATCTTGTCGCAGTTACCGCACAGCCTGCGGCCGTGCCCGCTGACGTGAGGCTTCAGGATCTCGCCAGTCTTGCGCATCGTGAAGGTCACATCGACGCCGAGAACGTCCATCAGTGCCAAAAACTCGTCAGCCCTGATGCTGTTCCGGTTCAAACGCAGGTTGAAGTTCTGCGGAGTCCAACCCATTTGACGGGCGAGCCACGCCTGCGAGTTCTTCGTTTTCGCCAGAGCTGCATCCATAAGTTCTCTCGATGTCATATCTTCACCTCCGTTTCGAGTATCTCTGTGCTTGCTATGATACATCGAAACAGATGCAAAATCAAGATTTTCTTTGCCAGCATTATCGTTTCCGTTCATATCGTGGAAATTACTCCCCCTAAATCTTCGGAATAGTGCCGCCGTACACGCCGGCCATTTTCAGTTTCCGCAGCGTCCCAATCTGCTTCCGGTTAATGCTGGGGCCGTAGCAGCAGTCGTTGTTCCACACAGCCACAGCATTTGCCTGCATACAGAGCCACGTCAGGAAGTCGTAGTAATACTCCCGAGGGCACAGGTCGTTCAGTTCTTGCCGCGATACGCCCTTCTTCTGGCAGGCTAAGGCGATCAGCTTCTCTTGGTGCGACGGAACCGCGTATTCCACAGTCCCATCCTCCAAAATCACGACCTCCAAATACTGCACATACGTCTGCTTGTGCTTTTCGAGGTCGAACGCGCAGTAGATGTCATAGGCCATCGTGTCAGGCCCCCGCCGGTGCCGTCGGGATGAACCCACGGATCAGATCCTCGTACAGTCTGCGGTATGTATCACGCTCAGCCTTTACCGTCGCCAGTTCCAAAGCGGCCTTTGTATCGGTCTCCTTGCCGACGACAGCTTCCCGCTTTTCGACCCGCTGCTCGCGCTCTTTCAGGCGCTCAATCAGGCCGGGGTATTTCTTGAGCCCCAGAGCTGTCGCAACTGCGATGTCGATGTCACGCATCTCTTCGGCCGTACACCGACCGATGTAATTGCCGAGCCGCTCCAGTGATACCGTATTGATCTGCTCACACATGACCGTGCTCGCCCTACCCGTGCTCAGGATCTCAACGTGGGTCGGCAGATTGCTCTTCGGCTGCGTCGTGCAAAAGGCCACCTGCACGGTTTCGGAGTAGCGGTTCCCTTCGTCACAGGAAACAACCACGCCGGGACGCCCCGTATGTTCCTCGCTTCCGACCTGAATGCCGAACTTGTGGACATAGAAGATGTCGCCACGTCTGATGCTGAAGCTCACACTCCATCTCTCCCTTCAAAATATCGGCTTCGCTCTTCCGGTGTAGGCCAGTCTGGGTCGATGCCACGCTTGCGGCGGTTGCGTCGCCAGCCGTTGTAGACCTTCACATCGCGTTCGTCAATGCTGTACCCGACGCCGCGTTCGGCGCGGTCGTGGACTAACAGCGGGCGCGGATAGTTCGGGTTCCGCGCCCTCAGAACCTCGTATGCGCCAACAGGCTCTTCGAGCTTCCATCCGCTTTGCTTCAGGTATGTTTTGAGGTCGGACAACATCCCGTGCCTGACCGTCACTCTGTTCTTCATCTGCTCCTCCATTTCCTGCTTCCGGTAAAACCGCTCTCGGTCGAGGAAGCCTTTCGTGGCGTAGTATTCGCCAGCATCCATGCCGCAAAAATCAGCCTCGCTCATTCGTCATCCTCCATCGGGTGCCAATGGTAGCGGCAGTCCGGGTTCTCGCATTCTCCGTTGAACATGAGTTGTCCACACAGCGGGCAGGTCGTCACTTCATACATCTGAGATTCCACAGCTTTTCTCCTCCTTGCCCGTCAGCCGCTTCAACGCGGCCGCTTGCTCTTCGATAAGGTCTGCGGCAGCCTTTGCCACCGTGCCGGCGCATTTGAACCGTGCTGGCCGCTCAAACGCAGGGCATTGCTCCTTCGGGCAGCGCCCTGTTTCGATGGCCGATTGATGGCATCGAAGCGCCAAAAGAACTTCTTGCGGTGTCATCAGCCCACCTCCTTGCTGTGGCTTCTGCAGCACTCGCGGAGGCGGGTGCGCATCACGTCGTAATACTGCTTTTCATTCTCAATGCCTATGTACCGCCGCCCCGTTCTGCAGCAGGCAACACCGATGGAGGCACTTCCAGCGCAGCAGTCGAGCACGACCTCGCCGGGGTTGGTATATGTGAGCACCAGTCTCTCGCACAGCCATACCGGCTTCTGCGTCGGGTGCAGGTGGCTCGTCTGCTTATCGCTGGGGCCTTTGACAACACTTCGCGGGTAGCGGTCTGTGTTGCCACCGCCTTTGACTTCCTTCGTCGCCTTCTGGTAGATCTCAGTGCGGTTCTGTGTGTCGATGTAATGCGTGTAGCTGTTCACCGGCTGATGGCCGTCCGTCTTCTGCGGGTTGTACGTCGGCTGGCGGCGGTAGAAAATCAGGATGTTCTCATGCGCCCGCATGGGCATTCGCTTCGCATTTAGATGGCCGGTGGCGTTGCTCTTCTCCCAGATCCACTCGTACCGCAGATTTCTCAGGTTGCTGCATCCCAGCACCTTGTCGAACGGCGTCTGCGCAAACAGAGCTACCGCTCCATCCTTTTTCACGACGCGGTCGGCTTCGCTCCAGAACGCATCAAGGTCAATCGGTGTGTCCCACTTGCAGTTTGTTCGCCCATACGGCAGATCCGTGAAAAGGAAATCCACGCTTCCCGCCGGCAGGAGCCGCATCCCGTCGATGCAGTCTCCCAAATAGGTCTTATAGTTCCAGTCTTTGCGCTCCATGTGGCACCACCCTCACTCGAAGTACCCGCAGGGCGGCTCGTCACAGTAAGCCTCGCGGTCGTGTTCTTCACACCACCCGACACCGTTTACGTCCTCGTCCCCGAATCGCTGACATCCACCGCAGCACATCTCCCGCGGCTCTTTCAGGGCGTGTAAGGCAATGCCGATTGCTGTGTCCAGCTCAGACTCAAAGCGGCCCTTGCTCTGCTCTCGTTCAATGATGGCGATTGCGTCGCTTCGTTTCATCCATCACGCCTCCTTCGCGTCGTAGTGCTCGCACCCTACCGATACGTCGAGGCTTTTCTTGGCGTTCTCGACCTCGTTGTAGCGCCCGGTGACGATGAACATATTGAAGATTGCCAACGACCGCTTCAAGCAGACGTCAACGTGGCGGCAATTCTGACACTTTCGTTCCATTTACTCCGCCTCCTTGTAGCAGTAGTCGGTGCATCCGTCATCGTTCAGGCCCGGAGCCCTGCCGGTGACGAACGGCGCTTTGCAGATCCCGTCAGGATTGAACACGCAATGCTCGGAATCGCACTCGCAGCACAAGCTCGTCAAGAACAATGCCTGTGCAACCTCTCGATCCTTTGGCTCGCCCACGAGCAGCAGCTTTGCAACGCCGCGGCTGTATCGTTCGTCGAACCATTCCCAGACCTCCTCCCGGTTCGTTCCAGCCGGGAAGCAAAGGAACTGAGCCTCGATTTCTTCCGTCTCGGGGTTCATTGGCACATCCCCAAACTCAGCCCAGAGCCGCTCCAGCCGCTTGTCTCGCTCTTTCAGCGTCGGGATTGCCTTTGCTCTCTGCTCGTTCAGGTAGGCTTCATAGTATGCGTACTCGTCGTCGAACGCGCCGTCTTCACGGAACTCTTCGAGCGTGTTGAAGACCAGCCCGACCACGTCGTCTTCCGGCATCGACTCGACGTATTCGTCGGGGTCAAGTTCTTCCGCTTTCAAGCATCCGAAGTAGAACCAGTCGTCACCGATCTGGCAGACAGTCCCGTGCTCCATATTCGGGTCTTTGACGAAACGGACGCTGCCGTTTCGGATGCCTTCACGCACCATATCCTCAGTAATCATCCGAACATCACCTCCCCGAACAAAGCGAGCTGCACAATCTCGTCAGCGCAGGCAGCGTCGATTTGGCAGCAGTCAACAGTGCCGTCTTTCTGCACAGCCCCGTATTCGTCGAGGCCCTGCTCGACCCACAGCTTGAAGCCATTCAGAAACTTCTCCAGATCCAGCTCCCACTTCTCGTCGATGTCCTCGACGTCGTGGAGAACCAGAGCGCCGCCGCGGGCAATCTGCTCGTGTCCCCAATCAGCGCAGCGTCGCTCCTCCACAACCTCGGCTTCGGAGCACCAGTAGTTGATGCCGCCCTCCAAAGCCGCAACCATGATGTCGTCGATGTCCTCTACCGTCAGTTTGACATCGCGCTCAGTGTGAACGCTGAAGGTTTGCTTCTTCTCCATGTTGTCCCTCCTCAAAACTTCGTTTCTCCGAAAAGGGCGAACTGCACGATCACGTCCGCCTCGTTCGTTGTCAGGTCATCCAGAACCAGCCGTTCATCCTCAATGCGGATGTGGCAGCTCTCCTCTATGTACTGCTTGATGCCAGCGGTCAGCTTCGCCTTGTCCAGCTCATACCACGTTCCATCGGTTCCTCGGATGGCAATTTCGCCGCCGTTGGACACCTGCTCGCAAACTCGCTTGCCCAGAATGTTACCAACGGCCATCACGCGGTCGGCCCAGCCAGCGATGCCGCCGGCGTTCAGAGCCTCAAACAAAATGACGTCAAGATCTTCCTTCGTGATCTGTACCGCTACTTCCGCTCTCAGGTTGATGTTGTTCATCCAGATACCTCCTCATTTCTTCCGCATCATCGCGGACTTGTTCGTTGAGCCACCGCTTCAACTCAGATCGCTCCCACGATTGCTTCTGCATCGGGCGTACCGGCACCATCGCAGCAATGCCGCCCGTATCTCTGGCAAGCCCTTTGAGAGCGTCGCACCTTTCCTGTGTGGCGGGTACATCCTCGAAAACCAGCGTTGTGCTGCCGCCAGATGTATATACCGACTTTACCGTGAACGGTTGGTCGCTGATGTTGACGATGTCGCCCGGTTGCAAATCGGCTACCGTCTTCACGTCACTCGCCCTCCTCGTCGTCGATTTCAGGCAGAGCCGAACTCGGATGCTGCCAGTCGCAGTACCAGAACAGGTGTCTTGCCTTCTCCACGTCCCCGCCGCACTCTTCAATGAAGTCGTTGCCGGTGTAGCAGCAACCGACGATTTCCTCCACGTCCTCCGGGCCGTTCGCGGGTTCCGTGACCGGAACCAGGTTCAGGGCAAGGTCGGGAATGTAAATGATGTCGTCGCCCTGTTCAAACCGAGCAGCCTTGAAGATTTCGCAATCCTGACCGTTTCTGAACGCAAACAGGTTGTCCATGACGGCTCCGCCGAGCAATTTCTCGCGCAATTCTGCCTTTGTCATTCCTGAGTGCCTCCTCTGCAAAGACTTTCGCCACAGCCGGGGCAGTAGTCGGGGTAATCGGGAGCGTCGCAGTCCTCGTACCAGACGTGGTTACACCGGAGGCATCTATACTGCCGCAGTTCCACATCCTCGGCAGGCCCGTCGCCTGTCTCGTATTTTCTCTGTGCTTTTGCCGCCTGAGCGGCTTCCTTTTCCCCGGCCAGCCACATCATGCACTCGGTCAGGTCGGGGAACTCTTCCGTCCAAGCGTCGCCGGTGCTATTGTCGATGCCGATGTACTCAATGCCAGTCTCCAGCACGAACAGGCCACGAGGCCCGCGGTGTTCGATGATGGCGTTTGCCTCCTGCTGGCTGACGTATTTGAACCACCGATAGTCCTCATGTACCACGCCGCAGTTGGGGCAAACCCAAAGTGGGACGTTGTTGCGCTTCCCGAACCTGCCAAAGTAGATGTCCCGCGAAACGTAGCTTCCGCAGTCATAGCATCTTGTAGCCTGAGCTGTCATTTCCACACCTCCCTCAGTTCCAGCACAAGTTTCGGATCTCTCGATCAGAAAGTCCAATCGTTCCATCCAACATCTCGGTCAGGAAGTCGTACTGTTCGTCGCCTCCCATGCGGTCGGCGTACTCCAAAACGTTTCGGAGGATGCGAGCCGCAGCGCCGTCAATGTCGAACTCTTCCAACAGCCACTCATACGCCTTTTCCATATTAGCGGCCACCAGCCCTTTCGTATTCATGCACCGTCCGGTGCTCGCCGTCGTCTTCAATATACGGGCGATGGATGTCGAACCCGTGGTCGAGCATCACCTGCTGCACCGCATCGACAGCCTCGCCGATGTGGTACATATCCCAGTCGAACTCGTCCTCGTCCTGTTCCAGAAGAACCAGCAGGAACCGGTACATAGCGTTGTCGATCTCGTCCAGACGCTCAATCTGGCGAGGCGACAGCTCTGCTCGGTCATCTTCGTCATCAGACTCGCCTTGCAGCACATCCTCCATCGCAGACGCCAGCTTGTTCAGCATCAGTTTGATGTCATCAGCATCCTTCACAAGCGTCTTGAGGTCAGGGACACCGGACACCCGTCCCTGTGCCTCAATCCACATCTTGGCGTGTTCCTCAGCGTCGAAGCCATTCGCATAGGAACGGATCTCGCGCACCATGTCGTCCGCGTTGTTGACATCGTCCGCGCCGACGTCGAAAGAGAAATCTTCACCGGCGGGGCTGTTCTGGATGAACTCCCATTCGGTGTCGCTTTCGCGGACGCACCAGCCAAGTTCCTCGGCTTTATCGAGCAGATCGTCGATGTTCACGTTGTTCCCCAACTCACCGAGGTCAATCTCAATGACGGGCATCTTCTGGCTGAGGCTCGCACAGTATTCGCACCAAGCGTCAGTCGGTTCGTCCGTGTCTTCGTCGTAATCGCAGAGGGCGAGGCTTTCGATGCCAGCGGCCTGCGCAATCTCGCGCATCACGTCTCCATAGCAGGAGCCGTTGCGCTCGAAGCCACGCATCCGCTCTTTGATGCTCTGCTCAATGTCGTCGGCCTGTTCCTGCGGAACGACCATAACGCTGTCCATCCAGCGGTTCATTTCGGATTTGCACCGAATGGCTACCGTGTTTTCACTCATATCGTCTGTCCTTTCCTACACATCCGCATTGACGCGGACGTAATTTCAAATTAGCCACGTGGAAACCAACGCCCGTAGAAGCCCCTGAGAGGCTCTGTATGGCACGTTTCCGTGCGGTGGTGAAAGTGTATGCTTTCCGCCGTAGAGCACGTTCTCGGTCTTGTGCGTCGGTTTTGGCAGGTGTTACGCCTTGCTGTTGGGACTGCTCAGTAGCTCCAGCTCTCTCTCGATGGTCTCGTCGAGCCTGTGCGAGAGGTTCTGGGTGAGCCACAAATCGGTCGGCGTGTACTCCGTAACATCTTCCCCGGTCTGCCGGTAGAAGCCATCCTTCGCTGCCCGACCCATGCCGTACTCAGCTCTGCTCTCTCGCCAAGCATCAGTCAGCTTGACCCGATGCCTCTGAAGCTGTTCGAGCGTCATCCGCCCGATGTCCTCGGTAAGCAGCTTCCTCGCCTGTGCTATCTTCATCTGTGCTTCCTCCTACAAGATGCCGAGCTGCCGGTTACGGTTATGTACGTCAACGCCGATCTCACCAACGGCGGCGAGCAGGTCGCGTTTCTCTTCCGTGTCGTTTGACGTCTCCCAGCGTTCGATGGCCTCCTTTAAGGCGTCGATGTAGCTGGCATTCGTGCGGAGCAACTCCACCGCCGTCTTATTCATTCCGACGCCTCCATTTCATCGACCAGTTCCCACCGGGTCTTGTACTGCTTCTGGATTTTCCAGTCAACGATGCGCATATCGTTGGCGGTGTCCTCGTCGATCACAATGTCGATGCCGAAGCCGCCACACATCTGCGTCTGGGTATGGGTGCCTTTGCTGCGTTCGCGGATCAGCGCGTTCAGAGCATCGACTGCGGCCTGCTGGCTCTTGAACGTATGGCGGCCGACCCAGTTCATTTCCTGCCAGCCCTTCGCCATGTTCTCCAAAATCCAGAACCCGCGGCCGCTGCGCTTCATCCACGCATCCTGATAGAGAACGCGCCATACCGGAATCAGTTCCACGCCGTCAACAACGATCTTCTTGTCTTCCATGTTTACGCTTCCTTTCTGGAGCAAAGCTCCGGTTGATACTGCAGAACCTCTTCGATGATGTGCTTGGCCTTGACGATGCCGAACTCCTGAAGAAACTGCTGCGGCGTGTAGATGTCCGCCATCCTGACCGACCGGCGGCCGGTCGTGTACGCTTTCTTGAGCGCCGTCTTGCTGGTGTACTCGGTGCTGAACGCCCAGCGCATATACTCGGAACCGCACTGGTTGTTGCCGCTACGCTTGACGAAGTAATACGCCTTCCCCATAGCTGTTCTCCTTATCCGTAAATCTGAGTGACGATCTCAACGCCGGCATTGATGGCTGCCGGGATGTCCGTCCCGAGCTGCCGGTAGAAGTCAGGATGAACAATGCACTCATAAGCTCTGCACATCGTTTCTCTCTGCTCCGCCGTGATGTTGATGCGGAAACCCTTCGCAATCCGAAGGGCCTCTTTGAAGTTGCCCGCGGCTACGGCTTCGCGCACGATGTCAGATTTACGTTTCATGGTCTCCGTCCCTTTCTAATTAGCCGGTTGGTTAATTTGTAACTTTATTATACTGCGATACCTACCTATGTCAATATGTTTTCGTTAATTTTACAAATTATTTTTCTGTATCATATTCACATACGTTTATATTCGGCAGGCAGAAAAAGACGGCCCCGGCACAAGGCCGAGGCCGCCCACTCACGCTTCTGCGGTCACTATGTACTTCTTGAGCTCAAGCAGCTCCAACAAAATCGCGTCGATCCGCCGGTTGATGGCGTCGCTTCCAGCTTTAGGGGGAGGCGTCGGCTTCTCGGGGACAGCCACCTGCGTCGGTGCTGGCAGCTCCGTCGGCGTCTGCTCGTCTGGCTTTCCCAGCTTACAGGCGAACACCTTGCCCTCGATCCATGCCCTCGTTTCCTTGCTGCATCCGAAGATGTCCAAAATCATCCGCCCGCAGCGTTCGGTTACGAAGTACATCGGCACAGACCGGCGGGATGCGCCACCCGTCTTCCCGTTGACCGGAAAAGGCAGTTTCACCAGCTTCACGTCGCTCTCGCTCTTTGCTTCGCGCTGGCACCACTTGGTCGGATAGGCGCAGCCACAGGCGGCCAGCAGATCCCGTGCCGCATACATCGTCTCGCCTTCGTTCAGGAGAACGCGGACTGCGCTTCCCTCCTGCTCCACAACGGCTACTCTGCCAATGAAGCTCTTGACGGTCTCGCTCATACCGCACCGCCTTTCTCCGCTTCACGGTTCGCAAAGTTCACCGCGAAGATGGCGTTGCAGACCTCCATGTGGCCGGCGAACTCTTCCATCTCACCCATCAGCGCGTGAACTCTGTCCTTGATCTCGTAGAAGGCCAAGGCGCCTCTGTCCCTCTTCTCTGCCTCTCCCTCGGCCATGTCGAGGAAGTAGAAGTAGGTGGACTCGAACATCTCCAGAAATACATCCAGCTTTGCCGCGTCCGCTCTCAATTTGTCGGGGGTCGTCATCATAAGTGTATTGCTCCTTTCGTCGTTCTTGACAGCGGCCGGCAGCCATGTTACACTTACCTTGCTCGGAGGTGTGTAACGCAGTCACAGGTGGCTGCCGAACCGCCGGAACCCTTGGTGTTGCAAGCACTGAGGGTTCTTTTTTGTTTCCTGTGATTTGATTATAACATTTTACCTACCTAAAGCAAGATAGGTGCGCGGTAATAACATTTAACCGTTCGGATAACAGCAAAAACGCGAAAAAGCCCTGCGTCAGACGACGCGGGGCTATGCTCGTTTTTACGCTCATATACTTTGCCTATCTCTCTTTCAGAATGACCCCGGCCATCTCCGCAAGCATCTCAATCTGGGACGGTGTCGGATCGGACTCAGAAAAAATTTTTTGAATTTTTTCGGCCTCCGTGCCTTCCACGAGGTCTGGCAGGATATAATTCGGTGAAACTCGTAATTCGCGGCATAAAGTGGCGAATACCGGCAGGCTCGGCAACTTCTTTCCGCCCTCAATCTGGCGCAGATACGTCGAATTGATGTTGCAAGCCTCTGCCAGCTTCTCAGCCGTCAGGCCGCGGTCTTTTCGGGCTTTGTTGATTCTCGTTCCAAATAGCTTCTTGTCCACTTTTTGCTCCTCCAATGATGTATGCCGTCGGTTCATACCACCTCTTCTCATAGCTTACAGCCCCGTTGACGCTCACGAAATCCACTGTTAGAATATAGGCCATGAGCCAGTAGACTATACCACATGAACGGAGGATATTTTCATGGGTCTTTCAGGGTCTAAACTCTACCGCCTTTCCGGTGGCACCGTCATCCCGGCCAGCGAGGCTCTATATCCCGCAGAGGCCGACCTCCAGCAGCTTATTGCGGAAAATCCGCAACTGCTGCTCAGCTCCCCCAATGAGGGCCAGCGCCTTTACCTGTTGCGTCGAGAACAGCCCGTGCGCGATGCTCCAGATGGGCCAGCCCTTTTCTCCATTGACCATCTCTTCATTGACCAAGACGGTCTTCCCGTGCTCGTCGAGGTGAAGCGGAGCACCGACACCAGAATCCGCCGCGAGGTCGTAGGCCAGATGCTCGACTACGCCTCCCGTATGCGGGCGTGGAGCGCCAGCGAACTCAGAGCGTCCGCGCCGCTGCTGGATGTTCCCGACGATCTGTGGGCCGCTCTCGACGGCAATCTGAGGGCTGAGCGGATGCGGCTGATTTTCGCGGCAGACTCTATCCCCGACTCTTTGGCTTCCATGATAGACTTCCTCGACCGCAGCATGGACAGTATTGAAGTCTGCGGCGTCGAAATCAAGCGGTACGTTTCCGAGGACGGTGCCGAGCTGATCTCCTCCACGATTGTCGGCGGCGGCAATTCTCCTGTCAAGCAGGCTTCCAGATACTCCACCGTCTGGGACGCCAGCAGCATGGCCGAGCAGCTCAGCCAGCGCAAAAACTCAGCCATCGTTCCGGTTGTCGCCGCTCTCACATCGTTCGCCTCCAGCGCCGGTCTGCAGATCAGTTATGGCCGCGGGACGAAGTTTGGCGTGTGCAGGGCGCTTCGGAACGGCCGCAAGGTGTTTAGTGTGACCTCGTGGGAAAAGGGCCATACGGGTCTCAGGACAGCCGTTGAGGTATCTTTGCCGTCGTTGGTAGACCAGACCTGCGGCACGTTCGAGGAAGGTGCGCTACGCTCCATGCTCCTGACGTTCCCCGACGCTTCCCCAGCCGACGCCGAGCAATTCATCTTCGGCTCCAGCCAGTTCCAGTATATCGACCTGCGATTACTTGCAGAGCCATCAAACCTCTCGCATTTCCAGAACGCCATCACTCAAATCGTTCAGGCCATCCCTGAAGAATAAGAAAAGCGGCTACGCCCCGAAATGGAGCATAGCCGCTATTTTACTGCCCTCTGGAGCCGCTGGAACGTCGCAGAATGATGGATTGTATGCCGGCGGCAACGTAAATCGACCTACGCTGGTCTTTACCGATGCCACAGCTCCTCAGAAACCTCGACCGACTCTTCTTTGAGTGCAGAGAACCGTTCCTCGAACTCGTATTCCGTGATTTCGCCCGTCTTCCGCAGGCCGCGGAGTATCGAGATCTCCTGCGGGATCTCCGCATAGCGTTTCCGCAGGTGGTCAATGCGGGAGTCCTGCTTCGCAATCTCCTGCCGCCAACCCTCCCAGAGCGGCGTCGTGAACTCTTTCCATTCCAACTCTGGTAGGGTCACGCTCAGGTCATCCCTCGCCTTGTCGTCCACGTTCAGCGGCGGATGGAGCCGCAGGATGTAGTAGATCTCGTACAGGTTCATATCCGCTTCGCTCCCCAACTCCGCATACTCGATCTTCGTCACTTGCTCTATGTTGACGGTGCGGTGCATCGGCTTGCTGAACAGGTGGCCGCGGATTCTGCTCTGCAATGGCTGCTTGGTGCGTCCAACGTACACGAGGCAGTTCCCGTACCAGATCCGATAAATCAGGAACCCTTGCACCCTCATTTGACGCACCTGAAGCCAGCAAACTGTGCCAGACCTGCGCTTCCGTCCGGGCATTTGCATGGAATGTGCATCGGCACGTTATTTCGCGTGAACGGGTTCGCTGCGAGCTGCTGATGCTGGATCACCTTGCCGAGCAGTGCCGGGAGCATTTCCGTCGGCACCTCCTGAGGCTGTGATCTGGACAACAGCCGACCGCACAACGGGCATTTGTAAACCGGTTGATACTTCATTCCGCATACCCCTCCGGCCGCATCTCCCAGTACGCAGAACGCTGAGCAATCGCCATGTCGATCAGCCAAAACTTTTCGCGTTCGTCCATCAGAACATCAACCGACCATTGCCCCGTCAGTCCTTGCACATTCTGCATTGCATCAGCGACCTTGTCCTGAACGGCATCCTTGAAGTGTGCATACACACCTTCCAATCTTTCTCGTTCATGCTCGAAAATAATCTTGTCGGTGGCGTGGTACAGGTGCGGGTAAACATAGTCATAGTCCCAATAATTCGCGGTGAAGATCGGTTTTCTGGCGTCGAAGTCGTAGAAGACTCGGAACTCTGGCCGCAGAGGCAGGCCGTTGTAGATGCAAGGCGTCATCCCCGCGGAGCTTTCGATGAACTTTCGCACCACGATTTCGTCTGCGCCTTCTGCTCCGCAGCACATCGCCTCGTAGTTGATTAGGATGATCGCCCGGTACAGCTCATGCAGACCGTACAGGTTGCACATCCCATTCGCATTGAACTTGTTGCTGAAGCGGCCATTCTTGACGAACACATGGCCGGTCAACCCCATCTCTTTCAGCTTCGGGATGACGCGCTCCTCCAGATACGCCTTGACAACCTCTTCGTCCTCCTTCGGGTGCTCCATGTAAAACGCCTCGTACAGCCGCTTCACATACTCTGGTTCCTCCTCCGCACTCGGCAGTTTCGTGTAGAATGTCAGCGGTGTCGGGATGCCGCAGTCCTTAATTTTCGGATACCAGAAGCTAAAGTCGTTCTCGTGTTCTCTCGTGTAGTCAAACATCTTTTGTCTCCTCCTCTTCGTATTTGGCAAACTCCTTTGCCGTGTCGAGGAATTGCACTCGCTGGGCCTCCGCCAGCCCAACCGTGCCATCCCGTCGTTCCAGTATGGCATAGGCGCCGGCAACAACGCCGCCGCCATGCCCGCCACGCATGAGCGACGGCGGCACGATCTGCGAGATTTGCGTGAACCCGTGGAACAGGTAGAGCTCTTCGCCCACTTTGCACGGGCGCAGCTTGTTTGTGTTCATTCTTGCCCTCCTCAGTATTTCAGTCGCACACCCTCAGGTAGCGGCGGCATCTCACGCCAGAACCTCGGCACCCACACAAACGGAACGAACGTCGGGCGTTCAGAGCCATAGAGCCTCTTCCATACGCAGCTAAAGATGTGACCGTACGAGTCCTTCGTCAAGACCTCTTGCCCCTCCCGTGGTTTTTGCTCTTTGAGCGTGTGCCATCCATCCTCCAGCATTGGCATCCACCATTTCACATGAACGTCCGGTTCCAAACCGTCCGGACGGAAGAGCGGCGGTTCCTTCGGGTCGTATGCCACGAGGGAGCCATCGGTCACATGGCCCCATTTGCTGATAATCAGAACCCTCTCGCCAGCGGGAGGCAACGCCTCCTTTGTGGCCGTCCATCCGTGCGCCATCATCAACCTCCATCACCGAGCATAAGCTGGCCGGTCTGGAACACCTCATAGAGCGTCTTCTCATTTCGGTCAATCAGCTTCGGGAAGAACAGCTCGTCCATCGTGGCCTGCTCCGTCTCCACGAGGGCGACCTGCGCGGCAATCCAGTCCTTCAGGTTGCGCCACGCGATGCGCTCGGCCTGTTCGTCGTCGCACTTGGTACGCTCTTTTGCCATCACTGCCTTAACGCCGTCCGGTCGTGCTTCCAGTCGGAAACCATGCAGGGAGCCGCAGCAGTCCAGCGCGAATGTGACTGCCGTGACTTTGCCGTTTTCGGCGTAGTCCATCATCACCTTTCGTGCTCCGTGTGCGGCGAGGATGCCTTGGATCTCGCCGACGGTCTGAACCGCCGGCACCTTGGTCGTGTAGTTCTTAATCGGCATCTGCAGTCCTCCTCTCAGTCGATGAACCGGATGTTCTCCGCCGCCGTGCTCCACACCTTGCCGTGCTCGTCCTCGACAATGCCCGTTGTGACAGGGACGGCCCCATTATCGAACTCCTCGAACGTGCTTCCCCATGTGTGGAACCATGCGACAAATTCATCCTCGCGCCACCCGTCGTTCGTGCGCTCATACACATGGGCGATGCACTTACGGCAGGTCGGCACGGGTGGCTTCCCGCGCAAAGGCCCTCCCTCCTGCCACGGGCGGAACTGCTGGATCTTTTCCAGCAGGCCCTTCGGATTGCCGTCGAAGAGCAAGGCTCGGTCATCGACATAGACTTTTGCGGGTGGCTTTTCCGCCGCCACATCATCGACCTCAATGCCGTTCTCCCGAAGGTAGCGCCGCACCGCTCCCATGCCCTCAGGCGTGGCGCATCTGGTGGACACGACCACCACCCTGTACCCCGCGGCTCTGATCCGCTTGATTTCTTCGTCAATGAGCGGCACGGGCGGGTCAGGTACAACGCCTGCGCCCTGCCAGCCACTCACATAGGAATGGATGACGCCGTCAAAATCCAGCACCACATTCGGCTGATACTTCATCTCCCAAGCCATTACTGCGCCCCCTTGCCGGTTCCAGTGCTGCCCCAGCCGCCGCGGTTCGGGTTGCCGAGATCCTCGACCTGCTCGAACTCAACAGGCTCGTCCTGCTTCACGAGGCGGAACTGGCAGATGCGCGTCCCCTTCGGGATTTCCGTATGACGGATGGCAACCGCCGGGAAGCCCCAGATGTCATCGTTACCGCAGTAGCTATGCTCGATGATGCCCACGCTGTTCGCCATGATGACGCCGAAGTTCTTGCAGGTCGAGCTTCTGGGAACGACCTGCGCATAGTAGCCGGCAGGCAGTTCCATCGCAACGCCGAGCGAAATAATTTTGAAGTCCAACGGCTCCAGAACGATGTCCTCGGCGGTGTAAAGGTCAACCCACTCGCCATGTGACTCGGGCAGCGGGTTCCCGTGCGTGTTGATTTTGACTTTCATGTTAAGCCCTCCTTGATGTTTCGTATCTGTAATCGTAGCCATCGAGCCTGTACGGGTCTTTCACTTTACCCGTACATCTGGCCCAGATGGCGTTTTGACTGATGTAGTTCTTCTTGGCCGCCTCTCGTCCAGAAGAGTAAATGGCAACCACTTGACCGTCCTGATCGACCTTCATCACGGCCTTGCGCCGGTTTGCGCTGGAGATTTTGCCGCTGACCTGCTTGCTGGCGAACGACAGGTTCACCAGCTCGCAATCCATCTTTGCGCCGTTTCGATGGATGATGTTGTACCCCGGCCTGCGACCTCCCATGAAGGCGTCGGCCATGAGCCATACAACAGGCACATCTACTTTTCGGTTGTCCGCTGTCCGCATCTTCACGCAGGCGCGGGTTCGTCCGCTGATGTACGGCTTCAGGACGTACCACTCGCCACTCTCCAGTTCCTTTCGGACGACCGCCTCGCGGTTGATTTGGTATCGGAAGCGATAGCCGGGGATTTCTACCCATTCCGCGCTGTCAGGCGTTTGGCTTTTACACCGCTTCGCGCTCATGCCTTGTCTCCGGTTTCGTCCAGATAGGTCGCCTGCAGATCGGCGATGTGCAGCAAGACGGCCAGCGGGAACTTGTCAAAGGCGTTGCCAACGCTGTACCCGCCACCTTGGAAGTCGTTATCCGAGAACCCCATGTGCCAACGGATTGCCATAGCCTCCTCGCGGCTCAGGCGCATAAACCCAGAGATGATGTAGACGCTCTTCTCACCGTGCCCGTAAGGCAACTTGTCATCGACCACATAGAACGGGTACTGCTCCCACCTGCCCTGATCGTTCTTGCGGTTGCGCATCTCGACCGCATAGAAGTTCGCTTTGCAGATGTCGTGAAGCAGACCGCAAACCGCAATCGTCTCCATCGACGGCTCGTTGAAGCCCGGAGTGATGGTTGCTTCGTTGGCGCAAATCGCCTTCATGCGCTCAAACACATGGAGGCTGTGCTCAAGCAACCCGCCAGGGCTGGACAGGTGGAAACGGGTGCTGGCCGGTGCCGTAAAGAAGTCCGAGGACTCGATCCACGCCAGCAGCTTGTCAGCGCCCGGTCGCGTGATATTCTCTGTGTACGCCTTGATGAACTTGTCTTTCATACTCATATCCTCCTCAAAAATACATCATGCTTAGCACCCAAGATGCCAGATGCAGAACGCCCGCAGCCGCGAACAGCGCGATATAGACGTGCTTACCTCTGCCGCTCTCGCCGATGACGCCGACGGTTGCCAGCACCATCACGATCATCGTAAACACCTGAAAGAACTTCACTTCACATACGCCCCCTTCCATGCTTCGATTGCTTCATCGCAGAACTTGCCGTCGCACTGACCGACAACGCCCTTTCTGCCCTCGCAGTATTCGCACAGATCCGTTTCGAGCATATCGACGATCTGGTCATCGGTCATGTCCCCGTAATACTCGCCATTGGTGAGCTTCACCGCTATGAAAACGCGCCCGCTGTCGATAGCCTGCTGGCAGGTCCTCAACTTCCATTCCAACAGCACAGCCTTGTGCATCGTCTTCGTTGTGCGATGGCCACAATGGACGATGAACCAGTCATGCTCCAGAAGTTCGGCCACGCTGTCAACGCGGTCTCCCTGTTTGTACTTTCTCTTCATTTTCATGTTACCTCCTAAAATCCGTTCCATATTTGCTTGCCGTGATACTCGAAGCATTCGGCATCGCAGCAGTCTTCGGGAGTCAGATCCGCAAGCCGCTTTCGGCTGCGGGAGATGAACAGGTCGGAGTCCATAGGCGGCTTCGGGTTCTTATCCCTCAGCAGCTCGTCTACCTCCAGCAGCTTCGCGTAAGTCTGCGGCTGGTGTTCCTTGAGGTTCTCGAAGAAATAGTTTCGGTGGAACGGGCAAAAGCAGCAGGCGGACGCCTTGGTGTCCAGCCCCCAGACATCCAGTATGTAGGCGTAGTTGTCAGCCCTCGTCAGCTCCATGTCCACCAACGGGAAACGGTTCACAAACATCGGGTTCGGGCTGTCCTTGCACCGCTGTTTTTCCTCGAAGCTGAACCCCATGTGCATCTCGTGGGCCTTCTTGTCCTCGTCGCGGAGCCGCTGGCCTTTCTTGTAGCCGAGCACTTCCCAGCGGACGAACTTTGAGATGCGCTCCACCTTGTAGTCGAGGGTGCAGTTTCGCGGCATCCTTGACTTGTGACCGTCATCCCGCAGCGTCCACCATGGGATGCTGACCGTGCGGCGTCTCCCGAAGTTCTGCATCAGATCCCGATGCAGCGGCGCGTCCAGCATCTCATATCGAATACCGGCGGCGTCGCAGGCTCGGTGTACGAACTCGGCCTGTTGCATGACCCACGGCGGCTCGAAGCCAAGGTCGCAGAAGACGACCAGATCGTAAACCGGAACCAGCGGGTACGGGCGTTCGTGGCCTTTGCGCTCGGCGTCCACATTCTCACAGGACATCAGGGCCAAGGCCGTCGATTGCATTCCCGCACCGAAGGACAAAATCTTCACGTTTGCCCCTCCACGCTTTCCCCGCGCCGGAACTCAGCGGCCATCATGTCGGCAGCCTCGCGGCTGATGCCGATTGCCTCGAACTGCTGGTAAACCTCCTCGCAGTCTTCAGGGGCCGCAGAGACCAGCGCAAAGGTCAATTCAGCATCCGTCGGAGCAGGCTTCTCGGGTTGTTCCTCAGCTTCAGCCTCAAGGTGCCGTGCTACCCTCTCCATGTATTCCTCGATCTTCGGCTTTCCGAACTCGACCACAGCCGTCATATAGTCCTCGTGCTCGGAAGCGTTTTCCTCGAACTCGCGGCTCCAGTTCAAAATGTGGTGGAACAGGTCGCGGCTGTCGATTTCTGCGCCGTTCGAGCCGAGCATCTGCGCCGCCAGCGCAGAGAGGTCATAGACGCACTCGCAAAGGCGGATCTCGCTGTCTTCACCCACCGTGGTCACGAACTTCTCGCCGGCGTCGCTGTAACCACAGGTCTTGCAGTCCCAGACGTCTTCCCTGTCCGGTTCGTGCGTGACCTCAATGCAGTCATTCAGGCACCGAACGAACGTGCCGCTGTCATCCAGTTCCCAGTCCTGCGTGACGTGCGCCGTCGCGCAAAAGGTCTTTCCGCAACGCGGGCAGCGCAGAACCTCATTTTCTTTCAAAATCATCACTTGCGCCTCCATCACTCAGGCTCTTTTTCAGCCCTGCATATACTCCCTCAAGGGTTTCAACGAGTCCATCTGCCTCAAGGCTGTCCGTCGAAACCAGCCTGCAATCGCTCATGCTGATGTCGTCGATCAGATGGACGCCGTAGAACTGTTCGTCAGGCTCCAAACCGGCCTTGTTCTCAATCAGCGCCGCCGTTATCTCTCCGTTCTGTTCTTTCTCGGCCTTTGCCACGAGGAAGTAGGTCGAAGAGCGGTCGCCGTTGACCGTGGTTGGACCGTTGCCCAGATCCGCCATCATCGCCTCTGCCAGTTCTTTCGGGGCGATTGCAAAATCGAACCTTTTCATCCCTCGGGCCACCCTTCCATTTCTTCCTTGAAGTAGTCCTCGTCGCCATCATCGCAGGCACCGGACATAATCTGCTTGCCCTTGTAGAGCACGAAGTACCACATTCCGTCGGGGTTCCCCACCATCTTGCGCCACGCCGCTGCAAAGTCGGCCACGCTGTTGAAGACGTAGCAGGTGCGGATCGTGGCCGCATCTTCGAAGTCGTCCACGAAGTTTTCCACATCCTTCTCGGGGTTGCTGTCATCCGCGAACATCATCACGACCAGCCCCCTCGGGATAGCCACATCGAAGGACTGCCCGCACTTCGGGCAAATCCCTTTCCAGCCGAGGCCGTCACGCACGATGGCCTCTTCAAACTCGAACCCGCAGTCCGCACAGGTCAATTTCATTTCAAACCCTCCTCAAACATTTCGATGTAACTGTCCGCGCTCTGAAGCTGGCGCTCCACTTCTGCCTCCGTATCAGCCGTAAAGCAGTACCGCGCTACCGCGTAGTCCTTCTTGCTGATCCACCAACTTGTCTTGCTGTTGAACGCATTTCTGACCGGGGAGAAAACGTAGTCCCCGAAAATCCGTTGCTCCGGTGTCGTCTTTGCCGCTGCTTCTGCGGCCTTGGCCTTCGCCTGCCACCATTTCAGCTTGCGGTCGAGCGAGTCAAACGCTCGGGCGAAATCACAGGGAGCATCGCCGTAGCAGACATCTCTGCAGTTCTTACGGTACGGGCACTGTCTGCATCTCTTCATCAGAACGCCCTCCGGTACACACGCTTGACGCTGATGAACGCCGCCTCCGGGTGCTTCAGCAGGTAGAACCGCCGCTGGCTCTCGTTCGGGTAGGTGTTCCCGTTTTCGAGGCGGCCGAGCAGATGGTGGTTCTCGTCGAAGAGTTCCACGAAGTAGGCCGTCTCCACGCCCATGTTCGGGTCATCCTTGGCGTAATCGTCGAGGACGGGCAGGTGCTCAACCCGTGTTCCATCTCTTTTCAGGTACATATCAGATCCTCCTATTCCATCGCGGCCCTCAGGGCCTCGATTGCTTCCGTGATGTTGTCGTGCGCCGTGTCCAGATTGTCGGCCGCGGCTTCAATGGCCGCATAGCGTTCGCTGCCTTCCAGCCCCTCAGGAGCATTGTCGAACTTCTCCTGCTCGTCGTCGTGCAGGCTCTCCACCTCGTCGCCGATGGTTTCAAGGGCGTTGACGATTTTCTCAATGGCCGCCCGCGTTGCTTTGTTCATGGCTCCTCCTCAATAGTCGGCGTCGAGGTTTTCATCTCGCTCGTCGTACTTGACTCCGTCGTAGCCGGTGGTCGTCATGATGCGCTCGTAGCACTTCGCACAGACACGACGAAACGGGATGCCGTAGTAGTCACGGGTGCCGTACATCTCGAACGGGCGCGCCTCCTTGCCGCACTTCGGGCAGGTCTCTTTCACCAGCCGATAGCCCGGAAGCGACGTCAGGTGGCCGCCGTCATCAATCAGGAAGTCATCCCATGTGCCGTCATCGAACAGTTTACAGGCGGCCTCATACGCGCTGTCGAAGCTGTCGTGCTCAGACAACGGCTTGTGGTAGCGGCAACCGGCGGCCACATCTTCGACCTTCAAAATCACGCCGCCGCGCCCGCACTTCGGGCAGTCTGCGCCGATCTGCTTCTCGCAGCCGCAGAACGGGCAATTCACGTTCTTCTTTTCCATCAGTTCTCCTCCTTGCCGAGCCAGACCAGCAAACGGATCTGGTCGTGCATCGCTACAAGCCTGCGCTGGGAATCTGCCAGCCCCTCGATCATGGCGGGGACGAACTTGATGATGTCGTCCACATCGGAGTTGGCGATGTAATGCCGCAATTCGATTACCTTCCGAGCCTGCCAGCACCCCGTCTCCCCGATCTTTTGGCTCAGTTCCTCAACCTTGCGGTCGATGGACTTCTTCAGGTCGCTCATTTCAAAACCTCCTTACCGTCTGCTTGCTCTGCGCCGCTGACGGGCAAGCCGTCTCTGGCAAAGTTCTTCTCTGTACTGACGCTCTACCTCTTCGTCGTCCTCGTAATCAGGCAGGCGGTCGAGGTATCGCTGGATGAGCGGGATGTGCGGGAAAACGTAGTCGGCGATCAGAGCGCCGATGCCAAGGACGCCGAGGAACACGGCCAGAAATGCGAAGTCAACGATTGCCTCGCCCAACAGTTCGGGTGTCATTTTGCCTCCTCCTTCATCATGTTCGGAAGTTCATACTTCACGAAGTCATCGGCCAAACAGGCCGCCTCTTCCTCAAGCTCGTCGGCCCAGCCGCTCAGGTATTCCCTGCGGGCGTCCACATCTTTCCAGTTACCAACGCTCAGGCCGGCGGTTGAGCAGACGATATATCCCTCAGCGTCAATTCCGAACAGCGGAGAGCCGTACTTCCGCTTCCACTCGTTCTCCTCGCTGATGGTTTCCGCATCAGCCTTGATGATGTACTCGACCACCGAATGGTCGAAATCGTATCGGAACAGCTTGCCGCTGACCTTGACTGGATTGCTTTTCACAGGTTGTACGCCTCCTTGCCCGCTTTCCATTCCTTCATGAAGTCCTTGTAGTCTTCCTTGCCATCCACGGCCACTTCCGCCCAGAGGAACCCCGGCTCTCCAAAGATGTTGAAGTCGTAGCCCGTCTCCTCCAGAATTGCTACCACCTTGTCTTCCTCTTCTTCGGTGAAAGAGATAATTGCCGCCGGTTCAAGCGGTCTCACCAGCTTGTCGCCGAAGGAGTTCACCGTCTGGCGTCCCTTGTACTGCACGTTCATGTTCTTGTCACCTGCCTCACATCTGAATTTCAAACCGGCTGAAATCATCGTTTGCGGTCAGCACGTACTCTTTACGGTTGACAGCCACGGGAACGCGCTCGCCGTCTCTGTATGCCGACGTTTCCATGTAGCCGGCCCAGCGGTCATCGCTCTCTTTGCGGGTCAGGGTCACGCGGGCATGGGGAGAAACGCTCAGCATATTCTCGGCTTCATACACGGTGAACACTGTCATGTGGCGCCCCTCTGCCTTGAGCTGCTTTGCAAGCTCTCTGGTGTTGTCGCTTGCAGCGGTCAGAGCGTCCAGCAGATCCATGAGAGGATAGGTCTGGTTCAGCTTCATAGTTGCCTCCTGATTTGCCGTCTGGCTTCTTTGAATTATCCATGTGGTTATCTTATGTGTTAATTATACTTTATTACCTACCTATGTCAATAGGTTTTTGCATATTTTTACGAATATTTTTACCATATATCATTATATCCGTTTACGCTTTTGAAACAAATTCAGAACCTTTCTGTACGGCCAGTAGACGGCCTCTGGCGGCGTTTTGGCGGCAGGGGTGAAAGTATATAGGAAAAGGCGTAGCGCATCGTAGCGGTCTTGTAGGCGAATTTGGCGGTGTGCTGGGGCCATTGTGGAGAGAAACCTCCTGAAAACGCAAAAACACCCCCATCCCGGCCGAAGCCGAAATGGGGGTGTTCAATCTATCCGCTATGCAGTTGTCAGGACCAGCGAGGGGGCGCAAGCCCTCTGCATGGCGGGCGTATCGGGCCGGAGGTCGAAGCCCGTTTACGCTTTCTTTAGGACAGCCTCCATGATGGCTCGCAGGATCTCGTCCTTGCGGGTCAGACCGTCCAGCTCAATGCCGTATTCCTCCGCTTTCTTTTTCAGCTCGGGAACGGTCAGCTTGAGCAGCTCGATTGCGAGGTCAGCGGCGGCTACCGCCACATCAGTCTTCACCTCTTCGGGCGTCTTGACCACGCCTGCTTCGCTGTTCGCCTTGTATTCGTCGGCATACTTCCGCATCCAGTCGAAAATCGTCTGGGCGATGCTCTGAAGGCGCTCGGGGGTGAAGATTTTCTTCAGAGGGGCCGGGATCTTGACGTACAGGCCGTTGACGACCTGAGACATCTTTTCCGCGCCGGTCAGACCGGACGCCTCAGCCAGTGCAATGAGTTCGCTCACCGCACCGAGGACGTTGCCTCTGACCTTGAAGAAAAGCATGAAGCCGTAGGTGATCGCACAGATGGCGACCACAATGATTTCGAGTACGCTGAGAAAATCCATTGCATTTTCCTCCTGACTTGCGGCTCAGGGCCGCTTAATATTGTTCCTGCTTCGGGTGCCGCTGGTCATACTCTGGACACGGAAAAGGCTCCGTGTCGTGGCATTTCTCGCAACACTCTTCGCAGGTGGGACCGTATTTCTGGTTGTAGATGCACGGCTTGACATCTACGATCTCTTTTCCGCAGACCGCGCATCTCAGGGTGCTCACGACGGCAGCTTGAGCTTTTGGCCGGGACGGATCACGGTCGAACTCAAGCCGTTCAGCGTCATGATTTCCTTGTAGCGGTTGCCGTTGCCGAGACGCTTCTGGGCGATACCCCAGAGAGAGTCACCGGCGACCACCGTATAGACCGCCTGCTCTGCGCCAGAGTCGGCGCCGATGTCAGCGGCATTGACCCAGCCGTAGACGGTGCAGCCGCCGCCCTGATTGACGAGGTGGTACGGGTGCTTCGCGCCCTTTGCGATACTCGTCACCTTGGCCTTGCCGGGTTTGCAGGGCACTCCGTTCATTGCCTGACTGCTGACGTAGTGCGTCTTGCCGTTGAACTGGACGATGTCACCGATCTTGTAGTCTGCGCCGCTTGTCTGACCGCTGGCGCTGGGCTTCGTCGGCGTGACGGACGTGGCCGTTCCAGCGCCGTCGTACTTCGGGCGGCCATAGCCGACGATCTTCGCGCTGTTCAGCGCATAGCTGCGACGCGCACACTGGTTGCTGGTATTGCCCTCGATGGTATAGACCTTCGAGGCATCCACTTTCTCCACAAGGCCGGTGTGGGTGCAGTTGTCAATCGACGTACCGAAGAAAATCTGATCGCCCGTCTTCGGATTGGACGTGTGGAACTGCCCTTTCTGCTTGTAATACTTCGCAGACCAAGTGCAGCCCGCACCGCAGGAACGCTCAGGCTGGCAAAGCAGCCGCAGGGCGTTCTCATAACCGAACGCGGTCACAAAGCACCAGTCCACGAACATATCGCACCATTCGTAGCCGTTCTTCTTGCCGTTGTACCACTTCGGGTACTTTTCGTCGAAGTCTCTGGCGTACTTTGTCCAGTTCGCACGACCGGGGTTGGCAGTCTTGTTGTCGAGCTGACTGTTGGACGCCTTTTCGACGTAGCCGAGTTCGCCGATTGCGACGGCGACCACGGCGGAAGCGTAGCATTTGCTCACTCCAGACACTCCTTTCTGGGCCGGGGAGCCGGCGGCGTACTTATCGTAGAACTTCTGGCCGAAACCGGCGCGGCGGGTCTTCGCCGCCTCACTCTGGTCTGCCGGCCGCTCGAAGTTCAGCAGGACGCTATCGGATGCAGCCCGCACGGTCTTCGCCGTTTTCAGTGTCGAGATGACGACCGTGTAGCCTTGCAGCTCGTTCCAGAGGAAATCGAGCTGCATCTCCAAGTCGCCGATGCTCTTGCCCTTCTTCTTGGCAAAGTCGAGCAGGTTCTTCTTCCGACTCCAATATGTCCATTGCGCCAGACCGTAGCCGGCGCTATCTTTCACGAAGTTCTGGTACGTCCCGTTGTCCACCGCAGCCGTGTAGGCGGCGTCGGTGAAGCTGAGGGCCTTCTCGTAGCTGTTTTGCAGGTTGGTGGGAATCAGGCAGCTTTCCGCATACAAGTTCCCCATCAGACCGGCAATCCCGCAATCGGGGAGTCCCTTGGCTTTCAGGTAGTTCCAGATCTTCTCTTCATTTGTGCTTCCAATCAGCGACATTTCATGTCTCCTTTACTGGTCGCGGTTCTTCTGTTCAGCGGTGAACGACGGCTCGAAGTCCTGCGCGGGCTGCTGTGCCTCGCGCTCCATTCTCTGCCGGTCTTCCTCCGCCCATTTCCGATCCTGCTGTTTGTCCTTGGTGGTCTTGATCCAGCCCATAACGCCGCACTCGCCGCCGAGCAGGGCAAAGACGCACTGGCAGAGCGTGTCAGGGATGCCGCCGGTCGTTTCATACAGCGTGAGCATACGGTGCGTGAACCAGACAAGCGATACGCCGATGATGACCAGAATCAAGTCCATCGTTTTGATGCCCTTCTTCTTCACGTTCATCTGCGGTTCAACGCGGCGCCGTGCCGTGCGATTGCGAATGCGTGACGCGATGTTGCTCACCAGCCACGAAATGACGATGCCAAACAGGAAGCCGGCGGCGCAGAACAGGACGATATTCAGGACGCTCATACGCCCGCCTCCTTACTTTTTCAGCGGCAGAGCATCGACGCCCTCAACGATGATGTCGGCATCGCCGTTTCCGCCGAGTCCCTTGTGGTAGCAGTCGTGCATGGCATGGAAGCGGCGTCTGTCGTCGTAGGAAATCTCCCCCTTGGCGATGTATCCCTGCCCGAGATAGAGCACCCTGTCGAGCAGGATCTGCTTTAGTGCCTCAGACTGAGCGGCATCGCTGCTGCGGAGACGTTTGATGTCCTCCTGCAGACCAGTGATCGTCTTTGTCAGTTCAGCGGTCTTATCCGCTTTCTCCTCCTCGCGGTCTTCCTTCGCCGCCTGTCGGCCAGCTTTGAACTTCCACCGTTCATTGATGCCGTTGATAACGGCCGCTCCTGCCGCGCCGCCGGCCACAGCCATCAGCACGGCGGTCAAGATTTCTCCGATATTCATACTCTCGTACCTCTCTCAACAGTTTCTTGGTGTGGACTCGCTCTTCGCCGGTGAACCGGGTAACTGCATGGCGAGAGGCATCCAGATTGCGTTCATGTAAAACGGGAGCCGGTCAGAACGACCGGCTCCCGCCGCTGGGAGGTCAGATCTCCACCTCGCAGGCTTCCAGGATCTCCTCGACCTGCTTACGCAGACGAGCGGGCACCTGGTCGATGGTCTTCTTGCCCTTGATAATCAGGGTAGCGTACACAACCGCCATTTCGTCTTCCTCCTTTCTCAGCAGATATTTAAGACAAAACTCGCGGAGGGCGCTCATACGGCGTCCTCTGCGAGCAGAGCCTCCACGGCTGCCCGGAGCCTCTCCGGGACATCTTCGATGGTCTTCTCACCCTTGCGAATCAGGGTCGCGTAAATTCTTGCCATAGCTTTATCCCTCCGTAGCCGAAGTCGCTGCGATGACCTGCTCGTAGACATCGCACAATGCCATCTGAGTTTCGGTCATCTGGTTCTCCAGAGACGAGATCTTATCCGCAAACGCACCGTCGCTGACCGCGGTGGTGATGCTGGTGAGCTGCGCCGTCGCGGCGTCGAGGATCGTCTTCATCTGCGCGGTCAGGTCTTCCGGCAGGTTGTCGCCATACTGGATGGCACCAATGACGGCATTGTCCGTCTCGCGCTTAATCCACTTCTTCAAGAGGTTGCAGTAGGTCGTGTGCTTCGTGACGTAGTTCTTGTAAGCTGCGTACAACACAACCACATCGGCGGCAGAATAGGTCTTGACCTCCCCACCGTCGCAATGGTACTGCTGCTCCTTCGCGCCGAGCGTGACGGCGGTAAACATGGATTCGATATTCGCCTGATCGTGCGTCTCCAGAGAGAAATGCTCCGTCCCACCGCTCAGTTCTACGTCGATACCGGCGTAGATCTTCTGCTGGCAGGTTTCGTTCGCCATGCCGATCTGCTTCTCGGACAGCGTCAGCAGGTCATCCTTTCTCCATACGAGTCCCATGACTTTCCCTCCTTACTGGAACGCGCCACTCACGCCGGAGATATATCCGCCGGCGGACGTGCCGCGCTCCACAGTGATGCGGAAGTTGAACGCCGCGCCGTTTACCGCGGTCTTATTCTTGAACACGATGTTTGCGCCGCTCTTGGCCTCCGCGGTGACGTCCTGCCACACTGGGCTGGTGTCCTTCGCGTTGTTGGTTGCCTCGACCTTGTAGACCGCGCCGGCCGGGATCTGCCCCACGACCGACATGACCGCCGCCGTGATGTCGCCGGAAACCGCCAGCGGCGTCTTCAGCGTGATGGTCGCCTTGTGGACGGCTTTCGTGAAGGTGGCCGTGAAGGTCGCACTCGCCTTTCCATCGCTCACTTCGATGGTGATGGTGTGCGTTCCGTTGAGAATCTTCTGGAACTCCGCCGCGGTGCTGGCGCACTCGAAGGTGAGCTGCGTACCGCTGGTGACATTCGTGCGCGTCTTCTTCACGACACCGTCCAGCTTTTCCGTGACCGTCAGCTTGTCGCCGTCGGCATCGTTGGGCGTGTACTTGAAGCTGAACGCCGCCGTCTTACTGCCGAGGTTCACGCCACTCGCACCGCTGGTACTGGTGATGGTCGGGGGCGTATTCGTGGATACGGTGCCGTCATCAGAGACCAAGAGTGTAGAGGGAAGAATCAAAGCGGGGCGGATGCCGCGCGAGCCGGATGCGCCGCTGTCGTCGCAGTCGCCGTCGGAGTAGACGCCCCACACGAGGCTGGTGATGCTGGTGCTCGGGGAGCGGAGCCACCAGCAGGCGGCCGAGCCGTTCAGGTACGCAATGCGCTTGTTCAGCGCAGACGAACCGGTTCCGGCCTCGAAGTAGGACAGCTTCGCACCGTCTACCGGGAAGTAGGAGTTGTCGCTGGTCGTGAAGCCAATCTCGTAGCCGGACAGCAGGAAAATCTTGCAGAGCAGGCCGTTAGCACCGCTCTGATCCGAGCCGCCAGAACCACCGTTCTTGCGATACGGGAGCTTTACCTGCTTGATTGCGTCCCTGATGTTGCTCTCAAACAGGTTGAGGAACGTTCCATTCAGATAGCTGTGGATGGTACTGTTCTCCAGATTGTTCACATTCGAGCTGTGCCACTGTCTGTTCTCGTAGATGTCCTTCATCAACAACCAAGTGCCGTCACAGGAGTTATCGTACAGAGAACTCGGCTTGCCCTGATGGACGACGATGAACTCTTTTGCCGTACCGTTGACTTTCAGCTTGACGGTGCTGCCGACGGCCTTGGTGCGCAAAAGCACATTTGCCATTTCGTTTTTCCTCCTTGATAAGAGTTAAGAGTCAGCCCACGGAGGAACGTCCGTGGGGCGTTGGGCATAAGAAAAGGAGCCGGATTTCTCCGTCTCCCTGTTCTGATGCTGTTTCTTGTAGAGGTTGCGGCATTGGCAAAGCCTTCGCTTATCGCGTACCGCACGGTTTCCGTTGAGTTTCCGGTGGATCTCCACCGGCTCACCGATGATAGCCTCCACCTTCTTTGCGTATTTCGCCCGCAGCTCGTGCGTATCGCCGTATGCCGCGTGTGCGTCCCACGCTCCGAAACTCTGGAGGATAGCGTCCTTCGTAACCTCACCGCGCTTGTAGGCTTCCTCCCAGAACTTCACCTTCGCACGGATTCGCTGGATGCTGTCCCGTCGAAGTTTCTGGATGATGCCGCCGCTTTCGGTAATGTACGAATGGAAGCCGAGGAAGTCGATGCCGTTCCTCAGCGGAAAGATGCCAGTCTTCTGGTTCAGTTCCAAACCCCAGCCGTCCATCAGCGCCCGAATGTCCTTCAGGATCTCCTTCAACCGCTGTTTGTCTGAGAGGATGACGTAGAAGTCATCCATGTATCGCCCGTAATACTTCAGGCGGTATTTCTCTTTCATCAGGTGGTCGAACTCGTCCAGAAACATCAGAGCGAGTAGCTGGCTGGTCTGGTAGCCGAGGGGCAGCCCGTCGGTCGTATTGATGTAGACGCACAGCAGGTCATAGATCTGCGGGTCTACGCCACGCTTATCGAGCAGCGCCTTCAGCTTGCGTTTCAGCTTGTCGTGGTCGATGCTGGCGAAGAAGTGATGCGCGTCTCCTTTGAGAATCCACCCATCGGTTCCGCGCTTCTCTCGCCGGTAGTAATCGACCATGTGCTGCTTCAGCCGCATCAAACCATCGTTGGTGCCCTTACCGGTCTGACTGGCAAAATTGTCCCGAATGAAGCTCTTCGTGATGGCTTCATACAGGATGTTGTCCACGACCGCGTGGAGGACGACTTTGTCCACGAACGCGGGTGCTTGGACGAGCCGCTTCTTCGGCTCATAGACATAAAACACCTCAAACCTGCTCGGAACGTAGGTCTTGGTGCTCAGGATCGTTGACAGCTTCTCGGTACAGGCCAGAACATTCGCCTCGTACTGGGCGGTTCCCGGCTTTGACCGTTTCCGCTTTCTGGCCTCCAAGTAAGCTGCGTACAGCGTTTCAAAGCTGCACATCTCTTGATAGGTCATAAACTCGCTTCTTTGCTGTTGTTGCTTCCTCTGGTCTGGGTATAGGGCAAGCTCCAGACCAGCCATCACTCCTAACACCGGTCGTCTTGCCCCCGGCAGCCGCAGCATCCAAGTCGGGATGGCGAGCCTCGGTGTGATGTGTTTATCGTCCATCCATGCACAGACGGGCGACAGGATATGACTCCCTTTGATGATGGTGTACTGTGTTCGTCCCATCGGAGGGATTACTAATCTCACTTTCCATCAGAGCGGGGCGGATGCCGTTCGAGTTGGATGCGTTGTTGTTGTTGTAGTTGCCGTTGGAGTTGACGTTCCACACGTTGTTGGTGTTGTTGGTGTTCGGGGAGCGGAGCCACCAGTAGGCGGCCGATGCGAGTCATACCCTAACTCAAGGCGGATGCCTCCGCCATGAACCCTGATTACTTCCGGGCGGACTGGGCTGCGGAGCAAGCGGACATCACCAGATTGAACAGGCTCTTATCCTCCTTCTCCTTCTTCTCCGACCGGAGCTTGTTGGCTCTGCCGCGGTCTCCCTTCAGCCACGCCATCGCCATATACTTGACGTCTGTGACTTTCTTGGTCCAGACGCCTGCCTTCTTCACGCTGATGATGCCTTCGTCCATACAGATCGTGATATACTCCAGCAGCAGCGAGCAGCCGTCCACCACTTCCTCGATCTTGTGGATTCTATCCTCATACGCCACCACGAAGTTCGTGTTGTTGGCGCGATGGATGTCCGTCAGGATCTTTTTCGCGGTTTCGCGCATATCCTCTCCATACATTCGGAAGGTACTCTTTGTGAAGCCCTCCTTGTCCTTGGTGTCAAGGACGTGTACGACCTCTTGGCAGACCATCTTGACATCGCAGATGTCGTCGAGCTCGGCAACCCGTGTGATAATTGCTCAAACGTCGGCCTTGCTGATGTCGCCGGAGACAACTCTCGTCGCCTGCTTGGTGTACTTCAGAAGCTCCCTTGCTCTGTTGCCAAGCAGAAACTCCTTATCGGCCATGTCTGCACTTCCTTTCCAGGCATTGCCCGTTTAATACGGCGGCCAGATCTTCAGGCTCGCCGATGAAAATGCAGCAGTCGCTCTTGACGGTCAGCGTCCCATAATTTTGAGCGTGGGTCATACCGCAGATGACAAGATCGGTGCTGCGTCTGAGGTCGCACGGAGGCGTGATCGCTGAGAACAGGTTCCCGATGATGCAGGAAATTTCATCAGCGGGGCGCGAGAAAATGATTTCCTCTGCCATCAGAACTCGATCCTGCCCAGCGATGCGTTCCATACGCCGGTCACGTTGACCGCACTCAGGTCGGTAAAGCCGACGCTGAACGGATTTTTCGTGATCTCCGTGCCGTACTTCAGCTCGATTGCCTTTACGGCTGCATCAACAGCCGCGATGGAAGCGCGGATGTCGCCGTGAGCGGAAGCATTTTCGTTGTGCGCCGCCACATCCTGATCGACGAGATCGTCGGTCTGTTTCCTCGTGTAAGCATCAACGTCGGGGCGCTGAGATGCGGTCAGTTTGCCGTTCGCGTCCAGCGTTGCGAGCCCACTCGGCGTACCGACCTGTTCGGTGGTCAGATACTTGCTGTCATCGGTCTGAGCCTGACCGACATTTACGGTTCCATAAGCCATATCGTCCGGTTACTCCTTTCCCTGATTCAGCCAGTATTCCGCGGAAATAGCGGCGGCCGGAGCGGTCTTCGCCCATACGCGGATCTTCCCCGCCAACGTCTGGTTGGTCGGAGACATCCCGCAGGCGATAGCCGCTGCCTGACTGTTCGGCGCAATGGCAATGTCAACACGGTCTTTCGCCGTGATTCCCGCCACAACGATGTCGCAATAACTCGGATAATCTTCCGAGTTCTCGTCGATTCCCCAGCCGGTAGTCGGAATCGTGATTGCCTTCGTGTTCTGCTTGTCGGCCTTCACGTCCTCCATTTCCTGCATCGCTTCCGTCACGGTCTGCGCCAGATTGGCTACCAGGCCGTTCGTAAAGCTCTTCGCCGCTTCCGCACAGGCTTTCAGATGGTTCAGGTATGTCAATTTACCCATGCGTTACTACCTCCAAGATGGATAATCACGGGGCGAGGGGTTTGCCCTCGCCCCTTTTCAGTCTACGCTGTGATTACGCTCAGACGGTGGCGGCAAAGACCTCGTTCAGCATCTCGGTCACCTCAGTGTCGGTGGCGATAGCGCCATGCACGACATCAGAGGGTTCGGTGTAAACCTTGGTGTCAACGCCGTTGATCTTGACATTGCCGTTGGTCTCGGACGCCTCGACCTTGGTGGCACCCTCAGCCACGCCGCCGAGCTTGGTGCCCTCGGCGTCGGTCATCAGACGCTTGCCAGCCTCAGCGGCAACGAAGTCAGCCGCCTTCTTGCCGGAGTCCTTGAGGTTGCCGTCAGCGTCCAGAGCAGCGAAGTTGCCGTTGGTGGCCTTGGCGACCTTGTCGGCCTTCTTACCCAGACCGGTGTTGACATCGCTCGTCTTGGCGTAATCGGCCAGAGCGGTGTTGATGGCAGCAGTGACCTCGGTTGTCTTGGCGTAGTCACCGATGCTCAGAGCGGCAATCGCCTCGGCGATGTAACCGACGACATCGGTAGCAGTCGCACCTTCGGGCAGAGTGCCGACATACTTCTTCAGGTTGGCGATGGCGGTCTTATTCTCAGAGATGCCCTTTGCCATCTTGGTCGCCTCGGAGCCGTGGGTGGCAGCCCAGTCGATCAACTCCTTGTAAGAGTTGACGACACCGTCATCGCTGACCTTGGTGGAGAAGTCATTGAAGGCGTCGTCGATCATCTTCTTGATGGAGCCTTCGCCCTCACCGGTCAGAGTGTCGAGGTCGGCCTGCTTCGCCTTGGCGTCGATGGCATCCTTCAGAGCCTTCGCCAGCTCAGTCTCGGAAACCTCGGCCTTGTAAGCCAGAGCAGCCAGACCGTGAACGGGGACATCAACACCGTTGGCGGCGATGGTGCCGTTGGTCTTGCCCTCAGCGATCAGGATGTCGGCAATCTTCTCAGTCAGATCCAGCAGGGTGCCGTTGACCTTGATGCCGGTCAGGACGTTGGGCTCGCCGCCAGCAGCGACGAGGTTATCGACGCGGCCGCTCAGAGCGGTCAAATCAGCCTTCAGAGCGTAGTCGCTCTTTACCTTCTCAGCCAGAGCCTTGAGGGCTGCCAGTTTTACCAGATGGGTGTTGTCGTAAGCCATTGTGTTTTCCTCCTAATGATGATTAAAAATATTTGTTCACCGCAGCATCAGTTCCCGGTTGCCCCAGAATTGAACACTTCGTTAAACATCTCTGCTACTTCCTCGTCGGTCGCAGGCGTACCGCCGAGGGGTTCCAACTCACCGGCCGCGTTCTTGATCTGATACGGCGTGGACACGCCATCCACGACGACAGAGAGTTTCTGGCCGACGTAAGCCGTGGGGTTGGTCTGCGCGTACTCCTGAGCCGCCTCAAGAGAGGGCCAGATCTCGGTGGGGTCGATGCTGAACGCATCCTGCCGCTTGATCGTCAGCGGGAACTCCATCTTGGCGTAGCTATTCTGGGTGTTAATGACTGCCATATTTCATTCCCTCCTCTCAACCGAGCGTGACTTTCAGGACGGCAGCGTTCTCGTACGGAACGGCCGGCTCGAAAACCCACGCATTGTAGTCCTTCGCGGTGTAGCCGTTTGCGCCTTCGACGGCGACAGTCTTCTTGGTGAAGGTATCGGTCACATCGGCATTCAGTGCAGTCTCGTTGATGACCTTTTTGACACCGGTCTTGCCGGCGATGCAGGCGATCACAACGCGATTCGCACCCGCGGGAACATTGACGGTAATGACGCCGGGAGTGTACGCCTTGCCAGACTTGGTCAGGCCGCGGATGTACGCGCTGTCCAGAGCCGGCTTCTCGGCGGTTGCGCCGAAGAAGTAGTTACGGAACGGCGTGTACGCAGCGGAGTCCTTCGTCTTAGACCCAGCCGCAATCGCAACAGCGGGGTTGGACGCGCCGCCGAGGTTGTCCTCGGCCTGCACACCAGCACCGTGCGTCGCTGTCACGCGGTACTTCAGGCTTGCCACAGCGTTAGCGCCGCCAGCGTCGCCGATGATGAAGCCGTTGCCGCCGTTGTTGTCGCTGCCAGCAGGCAGGGACGCGGCGTCCACGGATGCCACCTGCTCAGCGCCGCCGTCAGTGATACGCTCAACCTTCCAGTTGGACGCCACAACGCCAGTACCAGTCTTAGGACCGTACTTGTAGGAACCGGGGTTCAGGGACGCGGCCAGATAGGACGCAGTCGCAACCGGAGTACCAGCTTCCACTGCACCCGCACCGCTCAGGCCGAAGCCGTTGATGGACGGGTTCGCCGTGATGGTCGGCTGAAGGGTCTTGGAACCGATCTCCTTCAGGATTGCCATGAAGGACATACCATCCGTCTCCTGCAACTTCGTGCCGTTCTTGTCCTTCGTCCAGTTGCCGATGCGGTCGAAGTCGCCGGCAAGCAGGACGTTTTCGTGGGCGATGACCTTGTCCGCGTCCACGCAGCCGGTGATGGCTTCCCATGCCGTGCCGCTGAAGTAGTACGAGGATTTCTCATACTCCTTCCCGCTGATGACGGTGTTCACCACGAACACATCGCCCTTCTTGATGACCGGCGCGTCGTCAGCGGCGAAGAACGCATCAATGATGCTGCTATCCGACGCAGACTTGTCGGTCTTCGTACCGGTGTAGATGTCACCAGCAACGTCGTCGAGGTCAATCGTGGTGTCGTCCAGCCATTCCATAGCGCCATCGACGAGAACATAGATGTCGTAATGGCCGGTTTTCTCGTTCTTCACGAGATACATCACGTTTTCTTCGGCTTCGTCTGCGCTCGGAATCGCCGCCGCTTTCTGCATGATTGCGTGCTTCGACTTCGAGATAGCCGCCAGATACTCTTTCTTGATACGGGTAGCCGTGTCTTTCAGAGCCTGAAGGCTTGCGAGTTTAGAGGTGTCGTATGCCATGTAATCGCTCCTCTCAATGGTCTTTGCCGGTAGTTTAGGGGTTCTCGTCCTCAGAGGGGAAGACTTCGTCCAGCATGGATTCCGTGTCTTCGGTGGAGGCCATGTCGTCGGGGCTGACGCCGCTGGTCGATGCGGTGATCGTGCCGTCCGCTGCCACAGAGATACCTTTGCCGATCTTTACGCCGCCGAGCCGCGTTGCCGTAGCCACGGGCAGCACATAGGTCGAGCCTCCGCCTCCCCCACTGCTGCTGGCACCGGGAGATACGAGGGCGATGGTCGCCTCCATATCCTCGTCAGGACTTCTCTTTGCCCAGAAGCGCAGCGCACCGGCAAGGGTCTGCACCGTCGGGCAAAGGCCAGCGTTTTTCGCGGTCTCAAAGGCCGCTTTATGCAGAGCGACGTTCGGGAACTGCGTTTCCGCAGCCTCCGTCACGGGAACATCGACGCAGTAGCGATACTCGTCCATGTCCCACGCGCCCTGTTCATCAGGGTTCTCCTCCTGCCATGTCCAGCCGGTGTGGGGAATCGTGATGTCTTTGATGATTGCGGTGCCGACACCGCTGATCGCCTCCTGAACCATCGTCCGTACCAGCTCCTCAGCCTCAGCGGACGTGATGAACGCGCCGGGGTTGTAGGTAATCTGGACATCGGCATCCAACTCAAGGGCAATCGAAATGGGATAGCGCCGAATGTCAATGCGGTTATCCTTGTAGGCATTGACCGGCTGCGGGCTGTCGCCCAGCGTTGCGTAGTAGAGCAGGATCTCCTCGGTGTCCTCGGTCTTGGCGAATACGCCAAACTCGCGGAGCCAGAAGCCCTCCTGCAAACCGCCGTTCAGGTCGTTGCGGTATTCGACCACCATGCTCAGTACGCCGTTCTCCACAGTCGGGACGGACGAAACGCCCTCCGCAACCGGCGCGACCAGCGCGACCATGTCGATAGGCTCAACACCTTCGGGCATGGCGCCAGAGCCGACCATGATGCGGGTGAACTCAATCGTCTTCCCAGCCATGAGGCTCGTAATGAGGTTTCGGCCGGCGACTGTTACGGTTCCGCCATAGTAGCTCATTTCTGTGTTCCTCCTTCAATCGTTTTGTTGGACTCTGCTTTCGGGGCGCTCCTGCCCTCTGCCGTGCTTTCTCGCTTCAAGCGATCCGCGACGGCTCGGAGGTTTTGGAGTTTCGTGCGCTTCGCAGCAGACCGTTGCGGTGAGGCCATCTTCCCCGACTTCATCACCATGTCGGTGATTCTCGTTTCCATGACGCTCTGAACCGCGCTTCCAGCGCAAACAGAGGTGTCATAGGACACTTCGCGCTCCTGATTGGGCAGCGTACTCTCCAAGACCGCCTGCAGACCGGCGCCCAGATGGAGTTTGAAGCCAAACTTATAGTCTCGCTCGACGCCGGGGAGCGTGTCCTCGGCGATGGTCGAATACCCGCCCCTGACGTACACATGGGCGCGGTAATCAATATCGCGTTCGAGGATGGGCAGCAGCGTTTCCGTGACGGCAAAGCCGAGGCCGCTCAGAATGTAGAGCTTTGCCGTCTCCATCTCGGTCTTCGTCCGAGCGTAGAGCTTCAAGGTAACGCCAGCGGCGCGGAGCAGCGGCGTGGTGAACAGCGGCGTCGTATCGACGGTGCCATCCATTTCGCCGGTATCAAAAATCATCGTCGCGGGTTCTGCAGGATCTTCCTTGTAGTACAGAGGCCGATCCCAGAACATCCGAAACGCCTTGATGATGTCCGGGTAGGTACAATCGCAGGTGTTTTTCAGGATTTTGTAAATCAGATACCGACGGTAGGTTTCGTCGTCGATGACCTCGAACGGGATCGGGTCGCCAGCGAGCTTGCCGGCCTCCATTCTGGTCATCACGACGATGTCGCCGACACCGTCCAGTTGCTTGCCAACGGCTGTATGTACTCCCCTGTCCTGCCGAAGCTGGTCGTAGAAGTCATACACCTGCTGAAGCTGGGCGCCTATGACTTCCATGAGCGCCTCGATATTGGCCTTGCCTCGGAACTGCTCGACAAGGTCGTTTTTCAGGGTCGCTACATAATCAGCCATCAATCTCCACCTCGATCATCTCCTCCTTGGTGTAGGCCCGCTGACGCGCCGTAATGTTCTTGCTGCGGTCGGGGTACTGGGAGGGTTTTTCATCGGAGGCGTCCGCTGAAGCGTAAAGCTGAATGTCGATATAGCTGATGCCAGAGCAGGCTTTGTAAAGCTGGCTCATGAACTGCTGCGGAACGACATCCTTGCCAGCATCCAGAGCGTCCATGTTCTCCAGGACGACCTCTCTCAGCAGGTCAACGTAGTTCGGCGGCAAAGCCTCGGAGCGGTTGAGCGTGATGCCCAGGCGGAACCATGTGTAAATCGTCGTCGGCCGATTGAACCGGATCGTGATTTCCTCGTCGTACTCACCGGGCAGAACCACGACGGTCTCGCCGACCGTGTTGATGCCGCCCGCTTTGTTGGCGAGGATCTGCTGCGCGATTTCCTTCGAGTCGCCGCCATCTACCACGATCTCGACGCTGTGCGGCGGACGGACGATGTCGCCTGCAGGCGTTTCGGTCACGTCCTTCACGTCCAGATAGGTGCCGTCCACATACCATTGGTGCGTTGCGTTCTCATACGGGGCGACGCTGCGGACGCCCTGCACGTTCAGCAGGATTGCGGAGCGGATGCTCTCAAGCATATTGCTCGAACGGTTGAAGATTTTGTCCGCGTAGGACTGGCGGAACTCAACGTCCGTCTCTTCGTCGCGGCCCGCGATGTAGCCGCAGAGGTTCTCGACGGCCAGCAGGCCAGCGTCGGCGTTGACGATGTTCGTAATGACCCCGCCAGGAATCAGGATGTCGCCGTTCTCTTCGGTGCCGAAGGTGATAATCGACGTCACCGTCTCCGTGGTCAGGTTCTCGGAGAGAATCAGCACATTGTTCGAGGCGATGTCTGCCGCCTCGATGTTCAGGAACTCATTCGTCTCGTCCACGGAGGCCGTGAACTTCTCGTCGGTGATGGCCGCCGCGATGCCTTTCAGCACCGTGAGCGTGTCCGCCGCCGTCGGGCTATAAGAAAACACCGCGCCATTGATGGCTACGGTGTAGACGTTCTCTGTTCCGAGGGACGCGATTTTGATGCAGGCACGATTGAACGACGTACGGCTGATTTCTCTCGTGTCCGTGATACTCAGATAGGTTGTCGGGTTCGTCGCGGAGGAAATCCGCGTACCGGCGGCCAGCTTCGTTCCGTCCTTGCCGGTGCAATGAATCGGGTAGTACGACTTCGCGGCCGCCTCACGGGTGGAGCCGCCATACTGGGCGGCATTGTCGAGGCTCCGCCCCTCTGCAGTGGCCGGGTACTGCGAGAAGTACACCGCTTCGCCAAACTCCCAGAGGTCAGCGATGGCGTCGGCCACATTCGTCAGCAGATGGTTCAGCAGGGACTCAGGGTTCTGGCGCGTGTTCACGCCCCATTTCTCCGACAGCCCCGAGTGCATTTCTTCCAGAATGACATCCAGCCGCTTGATATTCGGTCCCTGTGGGGTCAGGCCATAATCAGCCATACAGCGTTACCTCCTCTCTAAACGTGTCCTCTCCTACGGTGACGGTGTAGCGGAACGTCGCCGTTCGCTTTGCCGGGTTGTAATCGACCGATGTGACCGTCGCCGCTTTGACCTCCTTCACTTTCAGGATCTCGTCTCTCACGAGCGTTTTAATCTTGATGGTGTTCGGGTTCTTGATGAACACTTCCTCGAACCATGGGAAGCCCAGCTCGGGGCCGAGCCGCCACTCGTCATAAATCCAGCGCAGCCGAATCATTACGGCCTGTCTGACGCTCTCCGTCGTGGAGATGTCGCCATTCTTGGAGATGGCAATATCGCCGTCCTCATTCAGTCTGATGTCTAACACGGTGAATACCCCCTCCAAGAAGTAGTCTGGAATCGCCAGAAATCACCCAGACGGTGTCGTAGCGCCTCATGGGTGTAGATTGTTGCTTTTGCCTGAAAGCTCGTAGCGAACTTCTACGGGCCTAATACGACAGACTGCCGGTCACAGTCAGGTTTCCCTCGACGGTGACTTCGGGAGCAGAAATCGTCACGGAGCCGCCCTTGACTGTCAGGCGGGTTCCCTTGACATCGACGATGACCGCATTTTGGGCGCAGGCATCCGCGACCACGGGGTTCCCTTGGGCGAACAGGCCGGGAATACAAATCGCGTTCGTCATGTCGAAGGCCAGATCCGTGCTGGTTTCCTGCCCGTACTGCCAGTAGTCGAGGCTCTGCTCGGCCACCACCAGAAGGCAGCTATCTCCGGGCTTGACCGGAAACGCAATCGTTGCGCCCTGTCCTGCCCCCTGCGGGAACACGACCGGAACGCCGGTGACTTGTGGGAAATCCATCGTCTTCCCGTCCGGTTTCCTGAACTTCATCGCGGGCTTGACCGTTGCGATGCCCTTTGCGGCGTCGAAGCTGACGATCCGCCCCGGCATGGCCGTATGGATGCCGCGAAGCCCACGTTGGACGGTGTTCTGGATCTCCTGCACAAACTCCTGCATCATTACCCCTGCACCTCCATGAGCCGCGCCGTACACGTCCAGTCACCGGAGATATTGTCCCCGGCCTGCGTCAGCTTGGCGACGCGGAAATAACCTGTGACGGTCTTACTCTCCAGCTTCACATAGTCGTCAATGTGGATGGCCCCGTTCAGGAAGAACTCGACCTCCCACCCGATGCTGGTTTTATCGCTCGTTTCGGAGTTGGCCTCGGTGACGCGGGCAGGGATGCCCAGCAGCCCAGAGTCCTCAGAGAGAACGAAGACCTCACGGCTCATGACGTCCCCCGGCTTCTTGACCTGCATGACGCCGTTCTGCAGACTCCACACGAGGCCGCAGCAGGCGCAGCCCTTCGTCATGATGTCGCGGGCAAGGCCGACAAAGCTGAAGCCGTTGGCGATGTCGGCAAACTCAGCGTTGTACGAATACGTCACCGCCACACCCATCTGATTTGCCACATCGTCGAAGATAGTCTTCCAGTTCACCGTGCCAACATACGAAATCGTGACGTAGGTATCGCGGATCTCGACGAGGTTGTCTACCACCTCGATCTCCGTCTTGCGGTCTGCGCCGTCGTGGGTCGTGACGCAGTTTGTGACGATGCCGGCGAAAATCAGCGGCATACGGCTTCCGTAGCCCGCCTTCAGGGACAGGACGCAGTCCTTTTCGTCCAGAGTGGCAAGGTGCTCCTTGTTTAAGTTCCAGACGGTCACGCGCCCCGTGTTCTGCGTTTCAAGGTCGGTGCGCTCAATGGAGAAATTGATGTGCAGCGGGACGGGCTGGCTCTTCGACTTCTCGCCGATCTCGAAGCCCATGCCGCCGGCTTTACCTGCAGCCAAGCGATACTCTCTGTCGAAGTTCGCAGACATCAAAATCCCCCCTCTCGTTTTACAAACGACTTTGCTCAAAAAGCAAAATCACGAAAAATAAGCAAAGAAAACACGCTCGTGCGTTTGCAAAAAGCACACCAAATATATTTACTGGTTAGGTTAGATTACGGTATAGGTTACGGTTACGGTTACGGTTACGGTTATGCGCGGACTGTCCTCGGATTTCATGTGTGACCATCCCACGGAGCGTCCGCGGACAGTCCGTAGGACGGATAGAAAAGTGGGTCAATCGTTATCTTCCGCAGGACAGAACACAAAGCTGGCCTTTCCATCGAGAAAATCATTCCTCCCGATGTGCTCCAGCTTGGTCATCACACCGAAAACACCGCTCGGCAGCGCGGTCACGCCGTAGAACAGGTTCATCGGGAACCTCGGCACAATCTTGATGCCAATGACGATGGGTTGGCTCTGCGTGTCGTAGAGGCCGAACTTCCAGAAGCCGCCGCAGTCGTTCCATGTGAACCGAATCAGATACGCCTTTCCATTCAGAACGACACGGCTCATGCTGTCGTTGAGGTCTGGGACTTCGATGATTGTATATTCCATCTCGTTTCCCTCCTCATGAAATCAGGCCGATTGACTTTGCGGCACCATAGAGGATGCTCGACTTGCTGTTGCCAGAGCTGCTACCAGAGCCAGAACCCGAACCGGAGCCACCGGAGCCTGAGCGTCCGCTGCTCCCGCTGGACGTGTTGGCCGTGCCTGCGGAAGCGGCGGTCGCACCGCTCTTGCCGTAGCCGGCGGGGATGGTCGTCGTCCGCGCCGTCGTAATGCGAATCTTGCGGAACGAAATTGGGATCTCTCGGGCGTAGCCTACCTCGGCGCTCTTGCTGATGGTCAGGTTCTCAATCGCCATGCTGGTGTAGGTGGCGTCGCTGGTGACGATTGTGACCGGCTCGGCGGCGTAGTACAGCTCCTCCAGCCGCTTCGTGACCTGCTCAACACGGCCGCGCCCGCTGTGGCTTCTCCATGTGACCGGAGTATCGGTGACATAGAGAACCATGTTCAGCGTTTCGGCGCCGTGGATGATCGCGTCGCTGACGGAGAAGCCGCTCTCAACGGCATACTCAGGAACGGTAGCCTCGTAGCCATGCTCCTCGCTGATAAGCGCGTCGAACTCGATGCCTGCAACGGTGACAGGTCTTTTTGCTCTTGCCATCTACGTCACCTACCTTGCATACGCGAGGGCGCGGGCCATCTCGCCCGTAGAGTCGCCTGCGGCCTTATCCATCGCCGCTGCGGACTTCTGCTGGCCGGCACGGTCGCCCTCGAACTTGTTGTTGATGTTCACGTTCTGCACGACGCTCTTGCTGACGCTGTTGCTGCCCATAGCCGTCCGCGCCGTGGTGGGGCTGGCTACGTTGGCCTGCGCCATGATGGACATATCGCCCGTCAGAGCGCCGAGCGCATCGCGTACCTTGGCCTTGCCCGCGCTGATGCCCTTGGTCATCAGGTCGATCATGTCAGGCATATAGGTGTGGAAGTCACTCAACGGGCCTTCATCCGGTTCGGAAAAGCCGAGGAAGCCCTTGATCTTGCTGGCGACACCGGAGACTGCCTCTCCGACCTTACCGACCGCGCCCTTGATGCCCTCGACAATGTTGTTGATGATGTCAGCACCCCACTGCAGGGCCTGAGCAGGCAGACTCTTGATCCAGTCGATAGCAGCGGTGAAGCCGTCCACGACGGACTGCTTGATGTTGCCTACGGTCGTCGTGATGCCGTTCCACATATTCGTGAACGCGGTTGTCACAGACTCCCAGATGCCGGTCGCAATGTTGGAAACGATCACCCAGATCTTTGACCACACGCTGCTGACGACGTTCCAGATGCCGGTCAGGATGGTGCCGAGAATGTTCAGGATGCCGTTCCAGAGGTCTGCAAAATACTGCTTGATGTTCTCCCAGAAGCCCTCCCAGTCTCCGGCAAACAGTGCGGAGAATGCGGCGAACAAGTCGGCCAGCACATCAAAGGCAGTGCCGAACACAGCCTTGATGACGTTCCAGACTGCCTCAAACGCAGTCAAGATCGACTCTCCCCATGTGTCCCAAAACTTCTTGAGCGCTCCAAAAACGGCCATCGCCACAGTCTTGATGATGTTCCAAACCAAGATCAGGCGGTCTTTGATGCCGGTCCAGATGTTTGCGAGGGCGGTCATGATCTGTTCGCCATGCTTCTCCCAGAACCGTTGGAGTCCGCCGAAGATAGACGTAGCCGCCGTCTTGAGCGCATTCCATACCGTCGTGAGCACTGTCTTGATGACACCCCACGCGGTAATGAGGAAATCCTTGACCTTCTGGAATGCGTTTTGAATGGTCTCCCTCACCTTGTCGGCGTCAATACCTGCCTTTTCGAGCATCGAACCGAGCAGAGAGTCATTGCCCTGCATGAAGTTCACGAAGTCCTCGATCAGCAGTGCCAGAATGATGATGGCCGCCGCGATGGCGACGACCTTGAGGTTGATGGCACCGAGGCCGGTTTTGAGCTTGCCAAGGAGAGAGCCGGCGTTCTTCAAGAAGCCAATCACCTTGTCCGCCTTGCTCGCTATGAGGAACGCTCCAACCGTGATAGTCAGGAGCTTCAGTAGCTTCTCGCTGCCACCCAGTTTGTCGCTCAGCCATTGCACGGCGTTTCGGACGCGGTTCATGACGCGCATCGCCGTGTCGGAGAACTTCACCATCGCATTTGCGATAGTGTTCGTCACTCCGAGCGTACTGTCCATCTGCGTCAGCCAGAGTCCCCATTCGCTTCGGATGACAGTCAAGGCGTCTGTGATTCTGTATTGAACGCCCCCAAACTTTTGCTCAATAATGTTGGCGTTGTCTACAAACGCCGCCTTTAGATCTGCGACCGTCATTGTTCTGGACGATGCCATCTCTTCCAGCTTGTCGGAGGTCGTACCGAGCTTTTTGTTAAGCAATTCTACCGCTTCGGGCGAACGCTCCAAAAGCTGGCTGATTGTTTCGCTGTCAACATAACCCTTGGCAAAGGACTTGTTGATTGCTTCCATAAGGCCGGCAATATCTTCATTCGTCTTACCAGCAGACTTAAACAGCATTGTTGCTGCATTATTGAATTTGACCGCTTCGTCGATGTTACCAAATAGATCCGGGCTTTCATGCACGAGGTCGGAAATCACTCCGGCAGTTTCCGCGTAGCTGCTGCGCGTTTGCCGCGCGGACTCCATGATTTTCTTCTGGATTTCAGCTTGGTCTCCGAGCGCGGCGGTTGAGTTCTTGACCTGTTCATTGACTCGCCCAAACTCTTCCACGAGGGCATTGATTTGCGTCAAGCTGAACCCGATACCGATTGCGCCGAGCAACTTCGCCGCTGTGTTCTTGATGTTGGAAATCGTTCCGTTGACCTTTTTCACGTCGCCTTCGCGTACCTTGAAACCAACCTCGTTGATAAACTTCGCAATCGTCACGAACAATCGCCCTCCTTTCATAGCAGATTTGACCGCTCCGTGTTGACCGTGCCGCTTAAAGATGATGGGATATTACTCATAAGCCGTAAGGCTATATTTCAGAGAGGAGCACACAATCATGGCAAACACGGTTCTCGCCGGTGATTACAGCGGCCTGTTTTCGTTCAAGGGCGACAAAAAGGGTTTCTCATTACCGAGAACAAATTCTTCGGCGCAAAGAAGACCTTCATCAACAAGACTACCGTAGACCACTACGAACTGGTCATGCAGGAGGGCAATTCCAGCATGGGCAGCGGCGTGGCTCGCGGCGCTGTTGGCGCAGCACTCTTTGGCGAAATTGGCGCCATCACCGGAGCTAACTCCGCCAAAAAGAACAGCGATTACACTGTCTCGATCATCTTCAAAGACGGGACTAAGGCTTTGTGTTCTCTTGACGCTGACAACTACAAAGCCCTCGTCCGCATCATGTACTGAGGCGCAAATGGAAAAGCTCGTTCCTGCGTGGAGCGGACTTTTTATCTGCCCATTTCGGCCTGCATCTCCTCGGCTTGGAACCGCTCGATGTCCCTGTCCATGCTATACAGCGCGTACAGCTTCAGAGCTTCGTCGAGGGTGTAGGCTTCGTCCAACTCGGACTTCGTGGCAATACCCGCTTTGATAAGCGAGTACATTCTCAGCTCAAGCTCGCTGAAGCGTCCGAAGTCGAAGTCTCCCCATTTTCGGATGTCGGAGTCCCCTTCCGCAGCTTGTCGATAAGGCTGCCAGATCGGATTCCGACTCTCTTGAAAAAACCCTTGAAGTTCAGCTTGATAACTTCGTAGCACAGGATGAACATATCCTGCAGTTCGCCGCAGAACACCTCGTCGGCAAGGTCTTTATCCAGAATGACGGTGTTGCCGTCGGTGTCCTCGCCCTGAACGCTGATATTCTGCTGGTCGATCAGCAGGCGGCGCATCATGCGCTCGACCTTGTCACCGGAAATCGTAGAGAGTGCGCTGCTGATGGCAGGCATAGCCTCCTCAATGTCCATATCCAGCGGGTTCGCTTCGGTGCCAGAGTCGTTGTCTCCTGTGTCGAGGCCGCCAAACAGCGGGGCGATGCCCGCCAGAATCGGGGACAGCAAGGCGGCCAGTTCACCGCTGATGTTCGCCGCCGCAAAGGCGCCGAACGGGCGGATGTAGAACGTGTTCTCCCCGATGACCTTCTCAATCGTCTGCATTCTTCTCATAGTTCATAACCCCCTCGTTATGTACGGTCGAGGCCGCCCTTTACGGACGGCCTCTTTGCGTTGCTTACTCGGTCAACTCGCCAGAGCCGGTGTGCAGCTCCCACTCGCGGTTGTTGGACTCTTTGCCGAAGCCGCGGGATGCGGGCTTGGCGGGCCATGCCGCGTCGGAACTGAACACCATACCGCCCTTCAGGTCTTTAATCAGGATCGGGAACATACCGTCGCCGGTCTGACGATCCTGCTTGAAGCGGTTCTGCAGGAAGCTGTTCGTCTCGGAGGTCTGCAGCACGGTCAGCTTCACGATGTAGGTATCATCGGGGCTGATGCTGCGGACGATCTCGCCGTCGCAACCGACCTTCTTGGTGACGCCGTCGCCGTTCGGGTCGATGGTGATAAAGCTGTCGTCGGCGTAGCCGGCAACAATGTGGTTGCCGAGCGCAATCGTGACTTCCTTCGGGTTGTAGGTCTTGATCTTACCCATCTCTCAGTTCCTCCTTCCTTACAGTTCGTAGGTCAGGCTGCCCTTGAGCTCGGCGAAGTGGATCGCGCCGGCCAGTCTGGCCTTGAACTTGCACTTCGTCAGTTTGCGGGATGCCTTCTCGGACGCGGACAGGCTGGCAGCCAGAGGAACGGACGTGACGTAGCCGGGAATCTCGGTGCCATCCTCGTCGAACTCACTCTCGGCGATGCCGCCGGCGTCCTGACCGGATTTCAGCGAGGCAATCATCTGGTTCTGCACCAGAGAGATACCTGCATCGGTGTACGGCACCTTCGGGCGGGTGACGAACAGATTGACAACACGAAGCTGCATATCGTTCTTCAACCAGTCGCGGAACCGGATGATGTCCGCCCACTCGTTGCCGATGACCTTGCCGTTCATGCTCAGGTTCTTGCTTCCGACCGTGATGAAGTAGTTCAGGCTCTTGTCGGCCAGAGCCTTCATCTCCGTGCTGGTCAGCTTGGACGGGTACACAGACGCAAGCTGCTTGAAGGCGGTCGTCTCGCTACCGGACTCGTAGTTCAGCCACTTCGCAACGAACGCCACGTTGATGTAGCGGTTCGCGGGCGGGATGTCCTCGTCGGCCTGATCCGTAGTCTCGCGGCCGTAGACGCCCAGAGTGCGGAAGTAGACGTTGCCTACGGACGGCTGTACCAGATCCTCGCCGTCCTCGCGGACGGTGCCGGGGGCTGCGAAGCAATCCAGCTCCGTGTAGCAGAAGAGTTTCTCCTGCGTTTCCATGTAGGCGGCGATCTCCTCGTACTTGGCGGGGTCAACGCCTGCGGTGCAGAGCACGTACCAACCGGAGGTAGCCAGAGCGCGGGCGATGGTGGTCGCCGGGGTCTCCAGTTCGGTGTCCGGGGTGTTGGCAGGCTCATTGTCCTCGGCGGCCTGCGTGGCAGGTGCGTCGGGGTCGGGGTACGAAATAGCCACGGTGTAGAGCACCGCAGTACCACCAGCCTTGTTCACCTCGACGGTGAACTGTTCCTCGTCGCCCTTATCCATCTTCTTCAGGCGGCTCCACACAGGGCAAGCCTTGAAGCTGGCACCGTCGGTAATGACGGTGTCCTCGATGGTCGCGGTATAGCCGTCGGCGATCAGCGCCGCCAGCATATCGAAAAGGCCGGTGTTCTTGACGCCGGTGATTGGGCCGTCCAGAACCATGCTCAGCTTGCGGGCAGACTCCTTGAAGGAGATGGCGCAGCCGGTAAGGCCCTCTTTCTTGCCCGCATACTGCGCGACCGCAGCATTGGCGTCCTTGATGGTCCGGCCGGCCACAACAGCGCCTTCGGAGAGCTGCTGAACAGCGATATACACCGCCGTCGGGCGAGGACTCTGAGCGAAGGCCACGCTTGCGGCAAGGCCGACGGGGTCGGCATCCGCGCCGCTTGTGACGAAGCCGGCGTCTTCCACTTCGCTGATGTCAGAGTAAACCCCAACGCGGGCCGGGGACTTGGCGCCAGTCTTCGGCGCAGGACCCATAATCAGCAGATTGTCGAAGCTGGTATCATCCACAATCGGGGTTGCGATGTCGATGTCCACCGTGGCAATCATGTCGTAGTTCTTACTCATTGCCTGTTTCCTCCTTTATCTCAACTTCGGTGAAGTAGCCGGTTTCTTCCTTCGCCAGCTCTTCGGTTCCGCCACCGCTGGCGGACGGCTCGAATGTCGGAACGATGATAGGCTCCTCCTCGTCGCCCCAAGGCCCAGACTTGCTATCAGTCTCAGGCGGCTCGGTAGGCGCGTAGGTCGGCTCCTGCGTTTCCGGGTCTTTCTCGCCTGTGGGGTACTGCAGGCTGCTTTCCAGCAGCGCCGTGGAAGCCCCCACTGCCTTTTGGGTAAAATAAAACTGAACCGTCAGGCGCGAACGGAACTCGTAGCTCGTATCGTTCACAACACCTGTCAGGTTCAGCACATCGCCGTCAATCAGGATGCTCACATCGTTCTGATGGCTCCATTGGACGGTATGCTCGGAATTGAGGAAGTCGGCAAAGGACAGCATATCGTCCACCGCGTTATCCTCGTATGCCACGACCTTCCCTGATACTTCATCGACGACCGGCGAACCGTTCGTGAACAGATCCACCGTGATCGAGAAGCGGGAGAGGTAATGCCCGACGACCTCGCCATCTACGAATGTGTAGTTCGGAGCCTGCGGGCGGTGGACGTTGCCGGGGGTCAGCACCACAAGCGGCTCTTTTTGCTTGGCTGTGCGGCTCTGATTGGCGAATACGACGTTGGCGCCGCCGAAATACTGCTGGGTCAGAGCGCGGAACAGCTCCTTGGCCTGCCCTACTCTCATGGCGTATCACCTCCGTCGGTCGGCTTTGCGAGCGACAAGAAGCCCTCCTCGTCAATCACCAGCCCGGAATCGTCCTTGATGCGCACCACGCCGACGGTGTCTGCGGACGCAATGGGGAAATTCGTAATGGGTGGGATCTCCTGCTGGGTCTTCCCCGCTGTTGCTGGGTCATCCTGCGGCGGGTCTTCGATGTCCGAAGCCCGTGCGCCGTCTGTCGGCACGAGGCAAAACTGATAGTTCAAGTGCGACAGCACCGTATGATCCCACGGCTGGGCGGCGGTACACTCGTACCAGTCACCCATGTAGTACAACAGGTCGCCCTTGATGCCGGTAGCTTCGCTGGCCGGTATCAGCACATCGGTTCCGTGGCCTTCCAGATGCTTCATCTTGCGTTCGCCCTCAGGCAGCGCAAGCATCGCATCCGAACCCATCGGGTGGATATGCAGACTGGCAACAAAGTCCTCGTGGTCTGCGGTGATGTAACCGCGAATGTTCTGCGGCTCTTTGAACCGGCGTACCCAGTATTTCTTGTTGAACAGCGTAATGTTCACGGTCAATCACCTCGTTCCTTGATGACGAAGTCAACCGACTGCCTCATGTGGCCGGTGTCTATCAACGGCTGCTCGGACTTTTTCTTCTTGATGGTGGATGGCTTATTCGCCACGAAGCCGCCATCGACGATCTCCTGCTGCACAAGGCCCTTGCAGAAGACGCCCAAATCCTTTAGGGCCTTTTCGGTCGTGCCGCCCTCGGCCAGCGTCTTGTTGACCTGCTCACAGGCCGCTTTCAGTTCGGGCTCGTGGTTCTCGAAGCTCTGTCGCATGAACGGTCTGGCTGGGCTGTCAGAGGTGCCGAGTTCGTTGTACGCGGCCACGTCCGCAAGGGATGTGCCGTCTTCGTAGGTCTGGCCCTCTTGGAACCCGACCTGCACTTCAAGCCGGGAGAGCTTCTGCAGTTGCTCGAAATACCTTCTGCCCTCAGGCGTCAGGTCTGAAATGCTCAACGCCATTACGGTTCCTCCCTGTCAACAGAGAGCGTCCCGTCCGGTTCCAGCTTCAAGCCAGAGCCGGGGCGTACCTTGATGCCGCCGAGGACGGCGTCAGAGGCGACAGGCACGATACACGGATTGTTCTTCCCTTTGCCGCCAGAGCTGTCAAGCTCACCGCTGCAATGGATTGGGACAATAACCATCCGTCGGAGTTGGAGAAATTGAACGCCGTAAGCGGTCAAACCGAGTTCGGCATCCGTTGCGAGGTTGGAACTCTGATTCGCCCCGAAGCTGATGCTGCTCCCGCCCTCGGACACGCTTCCAACAGCGAAACCGATGCCGATAGCGCCCATATCTCCGAGCGGATTCTCGCCATACCCGGCCATCTTCAGCTTGTGGCAGACGAGATAGGCAATCGCCTGTTCATACAGCTTCCCGAACTGCTTGCGGCTCACCATAGGGCGAACCATCTCCACCCAAAGGTGAAGCTCCGCGTCGGTCAGGGAGATGAACTCTTTCCCGATCAGTCGGATGTACTGGATGGCCTTCATGGCGCTCACTCCTTACTTGTTCTCGTCGGCAGCCTTTGCGGCAGCGGCCTTCTTGGCGGCGTCAGCCTTGGCCTTATCCTCTGCGGTCTTCTTGGCAGCAGCTTCCGCCTCAGCCTTGGCCTTCGCGTCAGCTTCGGCCTTTGCCTTGGCTTCTGCCTCGGCCTTCACCTTGGCATCCTCTTCCAGCTTTCTCGCAGCAGCCTCTTCGACAGCCTTCTGGAAGGCGGCCTCGCTCTCGTCGGTCTCCAGCAAACCCTTGGCGATGAACGCCTGAATGGCGGGCAGCTTGAGGGTGGCCTCGTTGATGTCCATAGACGCATCGGGCATGAGGATCGTCGTGCCGATGTTGATAATCTTGGAGCCCTTATTTCTGATCTTCATGATGAACCTCCTGTTATTCGTGGGCTGCCGCAGGGTGGCTCCTCGACAGCCTGACGTTATTCTCGATTGACGCAAATGTTATGGGGAGATTGCCGCGTGGCAACCTCCCCACAAAAATTTTCCCCTCTTAGGACACGCCGACCGCGATCAGAGCGGACAGCGGGTAGTAGACGATGACGCCAGCGGTGCGGGCCTCGCAGAGAATGATGGTCTCCAGCTTCTCGACCTGCAGGGGGTACTGGTAGAACGGCATCGGGTTCTCCAGAGTCAGCTTGCGGGGGTCGTTCTTGAAAAGGAACGCCACGCCCTGGGGGTTGCCGCCGGTCGCGTAGGGGTTGGTCTCGGGAGAGTCGGCATCCAGCTCAGCGGTAGACACGACGTTCTTGATGTACGGAGCGTGCTCCTGAATGAACGCCAGAACCGTAGTGCTGGTGTCGGGAATGCGGCGGGTGGAGATGTCCATGAACACGTCAGCGGGGACACACAGGGTATCGGGGCGCTCGACGTTCTTGGTGATCTTCGCAACCTGCTTCGCCATGCCGTTCACGTCGGCGAGGATCTCGTCGGCGGACTTGTCGGTCCACTTAGTCTTGCCGCTGGCATTGGCGCCGATGGTGTAGAGAGGAATATTCTGGCCGTCGGACAGAACGCCCATCAGGCCGCTTTCCTCGTCGCCGCACCATGCGATCTTGTTGGTCAGGGCGTCGATCTGGTAACGAGCGGACTCACCCTTGCGGGCGTCCAGAGACTTGCCAGCCAGACGAGAAGCCCGCATCTCCTGAGCGGAGTAGCCGTAGCTGTCGCCAATGGACTTGATCTTGGCGAAGCTGGGCTTGCCGGTCACGTCCGCACGGGGCAGGTCGGTGGAGTAGTTGTCGATAATCTTCGCCAGACCGGTCTTGTCGTAGGTGTAGTAGGTGATGGTCTCCGCGCCGGGGTCGGCCTCGGAGCTCTGCGGGAACAGGTGCAGGGCCGTCAGTTCGGGGTACTCGACGTCGTAGGACTGAGCCTTGACGTGGTCGAGTTCACGGGCGAAAAAGACGGAAGCATCCTCGGCACTATCGAATCGAGTGCCCTCGGAAGCCATGATAGCCTTGGGGATCTTGGAGCCCCGCAGGGTCATGGCCTCGTCGCTATCATAGTTCATGTGCTTTTTGGTAGCCATAATTCACGTTCCTCCTTTTCTTACGCCTGAGCCTGATTGAACAGCTCAATCGGGGCAATCTGGGCGTTGGTATCGACACCGCCGACAAAGCGGGCCTTGACGGCGATGGTGGCGGGGTCGCCCTGATGGCCTTCGCCAGCAGCAGGGGTGCCAGCCTCGTTGGTGAAGCAGCCGGCCTCTTCGCCCTCGGTAATCAGGTAAACGCTGTCACCGTAGGCAGGCTCGACACCCTCAGCCACGCGGCCGTAAATCTTGCCGTAGCGCATGACGCCAACGGCAGCACCCTTACGAACGGCGAGCTTGCCCTCCAGATCGTACTCGGTGGTGCGGTTGTTGGTGGTGATGCCCTCGAACTTGGCGGCGGTAGCGGCCTTCTTGGGCAGGGCGATATTGACACCGGGCTTGCTGCCCTGAACGACGCCCGCGCCGAACTTCAGGACGCCGTTCTCCTCTTCATTGAGGAAAGTGTCGATCTGGTGCGGCGCGACATCAACGATACCGCCAGCCGCGCCAATAGGGGTGGAATAGCCGTACTTGGTCTGAGCACTCATGTTACTTTTCCTCCTTTGCTCTATTCTGGCGACGCTCGATCATCTTCTGACGGGCGGAATCAGCAGAACCGACGCCGTTGCTGACAGGGGTGCGAGAGTCGCGGTTGAACATCTGCTTCTTCTGGTAGCCGACGTCCTTCTTGGAGCGGGACTCGACATCGGCGACGGCGTACTCGAACGCAGCGTTCACGAACGCATCGCTCTTGCCGTCCAGACGCATCTCGGGACGCACAGCCTTGATGATGGCCTTCTTGGCGGCGGAGATGCTCATATCCTCAACACCGTCGAGGTTAAGGGCCTTACCGATCATGCCGATCTTCACGCGCTGGCGGATGATGGCGTCGATGCCGTCGGCGTTCAGGACTTCGCCCTGGGTGTGGTCAGCGGGCGTAGCGGTGGGGATGGGGTCATCGTCGCTGTCCTGATTGTCGGTGTCGTCGTCGCCCTCGTCGTTGTTCTCGTCGGTGGTGTCATCACCCTCGTCGGTCTGAGGATCGGTGCAACCAGCCTCGTCGAACTCCTTCTGCGCGAGCAGAGTGTCGATGATGTCGAACAGGATGTCCATGTCCTCGTCCTGATTGGCGATGACGCCCTTCGCGGACTCCAGATCCTCAGGGTCGCCGTCAGCATCGCGGCGGTCACGGTTGTCCTTGACAGCCGCCACCTTATCCTCGACAGTCTGGGGCTCCTGACCGGCGGGAGCGACAACGGTATCGTCGTCATCCTGCGCGGCAGGGGGGGCGTTGGTGGGCTTGGCGCTGACTACGGGATCAGTACCCTCGGTGGGGTCCTCGTCGGTCTTGGCGGCGAGGCGCTGAGCACGGCGGGCCTTGTACTCCTCGATGGCCTTGGCGAGCTCTTCCGGGGACAGAACGCCATCAGCGCGACGAGCATTCTTGGGAGCATTTTTCTTCTTCATGACTTTTCCTCCTTTGAGAGTTCTTGCAGGATCACGGCCATCAATATTTAACCGCGCCTGTTCACCGGCTCTGGCTTCCCGGACCAAGGCCAAGTGGTTGATGCGGATGTCCCGCTGGATGGCGTCGTAGTGCTGGCCGTTCCACTCACCCGGCGTTTCATCGAGCGTCAGATTGTAGCCGAGGGACAGCTCCTTCAGGCCGCAATACCGCATCTCGTCGGTGTTGTGAATAACGATCTCCGCACGGACGTCATCTCCGCTTCGATACCCTTCTGTCAGGATGGTGCCGATCTGATGCTTCTGGACGTTGTCCTTATCCACCAGACCCGCATCATGCGTGATGATGATGGGCTTGCCCTGATACGAGGCAAGACTCTCAGCAGCGAAGACTTCCTCAGGGAGCCGAAGCTCCCTCCTGACGCTCCCGTCAGGGTTGGTGTACTCGAAGATACCCGTGCTGGTCAGGATCGGCCTGTCCATCAGGTAGCCTTCGGGAGTGAAATACGTCTGGTTCAGCGGGAGGCTGTCCAGACGGATCACCTGAGATAATTTCGGGGCCTCACTCATTGGGCCCACCTCCTTTCGGAGTGTTCTGCAGCGTGAGCATCACTTCTTCTCCTCACTCTGCCCGTTGTCTCCGTCACCGTCCCCGGCCTTTTCAGCGGTCAGGTCGCCGGCAGCGAAGACGCTTCCGCCCTCGTCGGCGTTGGTTTCCTCTGCCGCAGCCACAACGGCTTTGGTGAGTTCCAGCGTCAAAATCTGGACGTGCTCGATCTCGTCGAGAAGCAAACCCTGATACACGTCGGTCAGGTCAGGGGCGTTCTGCTCCACATCCTGCACTCCCATAGCGAGAGAGTCGAGCTTTTCACTCACCTTGCCAAGCTGACGTGCAAGGCTGCTGATTGCACAAGCGTTCTTCACGGCTTTTCCTTCCTTTCTTCTGAATTTGGCGCCGGGTGTGCCCCTGCGGGAGCGTCACGGCTTCGGGTGGGTCTATATCTGGTCATCGCACTCACCACCTATTCGCTCTTTCCAAAGCGGTCACGATGGAAGGTGCGTTCCCATTCAGCGAACTTATCCCTCTCGACTACCTCAGGCGAACAGTTCTTGCCGCAGCGTTTGCGGCTGC